AGTTTGGCATGAAGTAAAAAACAAACAGTTCAAGACTAAGCCAAAGGCAGAAGCTTGGGCTAGAAAGAACTTAGGTTAATGAAGTAAAGCGTATGAATGGATTGTTATCAATGATTGGTATGCAAACTGAATTGGAATACCAAATGGGTGATGATTTTCCTTTTGGTTCTCCACGTATTAGATTTAATGTTCCGAAAGGCAACATTCCATCCGACAAACAGAAGTGCCAGCCAAAGGAACAGCATGAGTTCACCATCAAGGGTGTTAAGATTATGGCAGCTTCAAAGAAAGATGCTATTAAGAAGTTTAATCATCGTAAAAAATAAAGAGATATGTTATACGAAGCAAAACAAGGTACAAAGGCTTATGAATACATTAAGAGTATTCTCGATGCAGAATTTGAAGAGCATCAAGCCTACATGAAACGAGTAGAAGAAGCCGTAGGTTTCAAATTTGAAAAATATCAGGGCTATCAGCCTAACAGTACTCTCACAAGAGTGTACGAGATTACTGCTATATGGGTTCCTTCTGAGCGTTACGATACGCTAGATAAGAAGGTGTGGAAGAAGATAGACGGTGTAAAATTGGAGGATGGTTACTATGTAGCTATTACGCCTAATAAGCGATATAAGCAAGGCAAGGTAATAGCCTCCGTTCTTCTCTCCTATAAATCCGTTGCTAACCATTTCGAGGTAATGGAGGAACTGAATATAGAAGTCTCTCTAGCTAGACGTTTCTCTACTACTCAGCTCCTTCGTCACAAAGACCGTATTTTCGTTTACTTTGATAACAGCATCCGAGCCGAGAAGCAAAATCAAGACTTCGTGGAAATCACGATAGGTGAATATGAGGATTTCGTTAATAAAAAGGACTAAGCTATGGATAAGTTAGAATATATTCCAGGAGATTTGGTAATGACAAACGGAGTACCGCTAGGTACTGCCAAAGATGTTGTTTACCGAGTAACATCATCAGACCCATCAAAGACTTTGGAGTTGGACGATGGAACGGTTCTTAAAGGTGTTGCCTGCTTAGAGAACATCGAAGGTGCGGAATTAGGAGATAAAGGCTATCTCTTAGGCGACTGCTGTGCTTGGGTTAAGGATATTGTACCAATTCCTGTTACTTCAGAGATTCTAAAGAAAAATGGATGGAAGAAAGAAATGTATCATGATTGGCGGTATTACATTCCACTAGAAAGAACTCTTTTATATATATCTATAGGTGTAGATAGAGATAGAGATGGTGCGTTCGAGGTGTGTGTTGGTCTAAACATGAGTCACATCACTTACATTAGCTTTGTCCATCAACTCCAGCACCTTCTCTTCGGTCTGAGAATTAACTCAAAAATGGAGGTGTAGGTATGGCATTAGAAGTTGTAGTTTTAGATAAGGATGAGTATAAGGCACTTATTGATAATCAAGCTAACGAAGATGAATTAGAGTATTTGAAAGCTTGCCAATATGCTTTAGAAAGTTTTAATAAAGTCAGAGGCTTATGCCCTAAGTGTAAAAAATCTGTTATAATAGATGGATGGGTTTGTCCTTGTTGTGGATATGACTCAAGTGGTGAAGAATTATATAAATATGGTGATTAATCGCCTTCTGGCATAAAAGTAAGAATATGACATCAGAACAAGTAGCAAAAGTATTGAGTTCTCTAGGCAAACGAAAGGTCTGCTTTCAGCATGGAGACAAAGTAGAGATAGTTAAGGGAATCAACGTAACAAATGATAACGTGATTCTGATTAGTGAACTTCCTTCGGGCATAAATGGATAGAATATGACAAAAATAGAATTATACAACGAATTACAGAATACAGAAGGTTATTTAAAGATGGCGGATTCACAAATAGAAGAGCTTCGCCGAAAGAAGAATGATATAATGAACGACTTTCTAAGTTTGTTACCTTTTCAGAAAGGTGACAAGGTGAAAGATAAAAATGGCAATATCTTTCTCATAGAACGTCTAAAAAGTGCCATGTCTCTTGACAAGAATGAAATCAAGGTTCATTTTTTTATCCGAAAAATAAAGAAAAACGGAGAACCTTACAAAGACGTAAACCAAGCTTGGGGAATTGATTATTTTTCCCTTGAGAAAGTAGTAGAGTAACTAACCATCCGCAAGGATTTAAATATAAGTAACATGTTAAAAGCTATGTTAAGTCATCCAATAGTTGGAAAGACAGACGAAGAAATCGTAAGCTGGCTGAATCAGCACATTTTTTTTGAAAGTGGATACGATATTACTGAAGGACCATTCCCATTACCAGCAACTATTGGTGAGGGGTTTAGGTTTCAATCATTAGATTTTTTAAATAAAAATGTGGTTGACTATGTTACAAAAGCCAACCGTAAAAATGATAAGCGTGTGTTAAGTTTTAGGATTTCAACTTTTATCGGGTTATGTGGAGGAGCCTGTCATTATTTCTGTAAGGCATATTCGGCAATTTACAACACAGATGTCAATAATCCATCACATTGTATTAGTGGATATATTACAGATGTAGATGGCAAGGCAATAGATATTCCAAGTGAATCTTGTTCCCTTGCATTTCATATTGGCGTTCCTTTGACGGAGGACATGATACAAAGAGATATGGGACATTATGAACTCTCAAAAGTTGGTGATTGTGGCACAGCGTTACGTTCCAAAGATGACTTTTATGAAGTCATTGAAAAGTTAAAAGAAGTGTTTGATATGGAACAATGGAGTTTTGAAATAATAACATTATAGTCAGAGGAGGATTGATTATGAACAGACATCAAGCTAAAGAATTTTATCCTATTCTGCAAGCTTATGCTGAAGGAAAGGTAATTGAGAGTAGGACAAAACCGAGTACCGTAAAAGGTACAGATGTTCCGAATGATTGGACGGAAATGAAAGAGATTGAGTTTTGGAATAATACAGAGTATCGCATCAAACAACAAAGCGAAGCAAAGTTCCGACCATTCAACACCGAAGAAGAATGCTGGCAAGAAATAAGAAAACATGAGCCGTTCATTAAATACAAGGTCATAGAAAGCAGTAAGGACGTTTACCTCATTATTCAAAGAATAAAGACAGACGGAATTGAAACAGATGTTGAACGTCTTGATTTTGAAACGGCTTTTGAATGGTTCACCTTTGCCGATGGAACTCCATTCGGTATAAAAGAGGAGGAATAGTTATGGATAAAAACGTTTGCAATAATACACTAGTCTTTGGTAGCTGCTATGCTAGAAGCTGTATTGAAGTACCCTCTTTGAAGGCAGGAAAGGCTAAATGGAAGGCTTTTTATGATAAGTTCCCTTGGCTTAAAGGTCAACCTTTCTATCTTAGACGTTCATGCTTCTGGGATGGAGGTGAAAGAAATTTGAAGGCAATAAAGATAAAACTTAAAAAGATATAGTTATGGCATGGTTATGTGTAGATGAAAATGGTGAACATATTTTTTGTGAAGAACCATTAAGAGGACGTACTCAAAAGTACGTTTCCTTCTATAGAGAACAACTAATACGTCAACAATCAAGTAAGTTATGGTATGCAAATGCTGATGATATTGATGACGGAGATTTTATAATATATGCAGAAGAAGGTATTGATTTACCTAAAGGCTCAATCAAGAAGCTCATCGGAAGAGAATTATCTTGGAGCGATGAGCCAGTAGAACTTAAATAAAAATAGTTATGGCAACCTATAGAATAGTAGACATGTATCGCAAAAGCAAGGCTGTTAAAGGCATACATTACGATTCTCAGGATAATCCAATACTTGCTTATCGTGTAGATAAGAGACATTCGTTGTTATTTGGACTTATCCATTATTGGGACTATGGCGCATATAACCTTTGCCCAGACTATTTGTTTTCTTCGATAGATAAAGCAGAAGAAGCTATATTGAAGGTTGATAAAAGTAGAAGAGTAACAATTATTTTATATAAGTAGCTTATGAAAATTAAAGATATTAAGTTCAAGGCTAAACGTCTTGACGGAAAAGGATGGGTTTGCGGATATTTCTACGAAGAGAATGATAATACATACATCATTGAGAATCGTCAGAAAGAAAGCAAGTTAAACAGAAATCTTACTTATCAGGTTGACCCTTCTACAGTCTGTCAGTTCACAGGGTTGAAAGATTGTGAAGGTAAAGAATTGTTTGAACACGACCTAATACATTTTGTAGGGTTTACCCATACTGCCGAAGTGATTTGGTCGGAAGGTAACTATGCTTTTATGGTAGTCAGCGAGAATAAACATTCTTATTGGCTTCACAATGTTATAAAAGTTTGTAGAATAGAAAGAATTGGCAATAAATTCGATAAAAAGAAGTAGCGTATGGAAAATAATATGTTTGAAGATATTGTTGCCGAAGGCAATATAGTTGTGATAGATAATTATTGGATTGTGTTATGTAAGCGTTGGAGACCAGAGTGTTACAATCTCTTCTGCTATCTTTATCTTCACAAGGAAGATAAGAATTTAATGGTAGGCTCTCATTTTACGATGACCGAGGATAAAAAGAAATCTACTCGGTTGGCTACCAACGAGGAGCGTCTTATGCTTTTTGAAGAAATGTTCAAGTATGGAATTGCTTTCGATAAGCACGACCATCATTTGATTGGAAAGTTATGGTAATTGTAAAATAAATAGTGTATGGAGAAACGAATAATTTTAGACGAACAAGATATTAACGAATTTCACGAGGATGCAGCGATTCTACGCTGGATATACAACTTGATGACGAAAGAGTATCTTACAAGTGAGCACTCCAAAAATATGCCACGTTTTGCTAGAATAATTAATAAATTAGAGCAATTATAGCGTATGAAGATTAGATTAGCAAAGAAGATAATGAAGCCAAGCTTTCGCAATGGAAAGATAGGCTATTGGCATAGTCGGTACGATTTGTATTGTATGGGGTTTGATGGTTGCGGAGACCACCGTATCACAAAGGCGATAAGTTTAGTTGAATATTGGAATGCTCGTAGGTACAGAAACGAGGCGGCAAAGTTTAATAAAAAGAATCCGCTCCGTCCGAGAGACCTTCGCCGTAGTGTAGAAAGATTAAAACAGTATAACGTATGAAAGAAGAAAAATGTTGTGGCAACTGTCATTGGTTTGGCAACGAAGACGTTTACGGCGTAGGATGGTGCAGCAATAACGAGCATGAATCATCTTGCGACCAAGTATGTGATGAACATGAATTTTAAACTTTAAATATTAAAATGGAAAAGATTTACAGACATTTCAAAGGAGGTTATTACAGATTTATTACTGAGGTCACTAATAGTGAGACTCACCAAAAGGAAGTAGTTTATATGGCACTCTATGGTGAACACAAGATTTGGACGCGCCCTGCCGATATTTTCTACGGTAAAGTTAATATTGGAGGTGTAATAATGAACCGATTTACCGAAGTTGTTGGTGAACCAGTCTTGTTTAAGAAAACGGACGAGAATGCTATTATGCCAACTAAGGCGCACGATGATGATTTCTGCTACGACTGCTATGCTGTATCAGAGATAGAGATTTACCCTAATGTCTGGAAGTATGGTCTAGGATTCGCTTTACAGATTGAAGACCAAAAGAAACCTGTTGACATTTCAAGATGTTTTACGTTTCGTTCACGTTCCTCTATATGTAATACAGGAATGATTCTTAGTAATGGTATTGGTACAATAGACAATTATACAGGAGAGATTTCTGCTGTCTTCTATCACGTATTTCCAAAAATGCCGCGATATAAGGTTGGAGACAAAGTGGTACAATTTCACCTTGAAACTTGTAACAACATCATGTTTGTAGAGACGGACAAATTAAACGAAACAGAGCGTGGTGATAACGGCTACGGCTCTTCTGATAAGAATGGTATGGTACTCTAAAGTAAAAGGTCTTACAGAGAAAGTAATTGAGTTATATCCAACGATGTCTTCAAGGGAAATAGCAGAGATTACAGGATTTGCCAAGACTACTATAATTCGGTGTGCTGCAAAGAATCATCTTAGGCACACCGAAGAAACACAGAAAAGAATAGATGAATACGTAAGACAACGAAGGTCTTCTGGTAGAAAATCATACGATTATTCTAAACTGAGTAAGAAGATTACTCATACAAGAAAGATGGAATCGTGGCGTGTAAGAAGCGGTCTAGAACAAAATACAAAATATAAAGTTCGTATCACTCCAAAGCGCATACAAAATGCAATGTATCATCTTAGACAAAAGTATGGTTATTTCTATGAAACTGTTGACAAAACTGAATTATATTACGATTCGCAAACAAGACGTGTGAAAAACGAGAATTACTATACAGAAAAGTATGGAATCTCTTTTATTCTGGCTGACGAATAACTTCTGTGCATTATCTATATGTTTAGGGGTGGCTACACATCGCGTGCGGTCACCCCATTTTGTTTATAAATCAATAACCAAATAAAAACATAAGAAAAAACTAAGAACGTTTATGTAGTTTTAACTTCCAGTATATCCAACCTAAAAATGCGAGAATGCCTATAAAAAGACAAACTGATGCTATCTTACCTATATTCAAGAAAGCTCTATCAGTCTTTGATAGTTGCTTGCCAACCTCAACTTTATATGGAATCGAATCTCGCACAATCAAGGTATCTGATTTATTTCTTACAATATATCTGTTTTTATATTGAAGATGGTACTTGTCCTTGAAGACTGTATCACCTCTAATATAAACAGATACGCTATCATGCACATAGACGGAATCAGTCTTCAATAAAGAATCCGTCTTTACTACGACCCTATCTTTGTATTCTGTAACAGGAACATACTTAGTAGTAGTGCATCTACAGAACATTGATAGAATCAGCATTGCTACTGCAATAGCAATTACAACTCTTGTTATCTTATCAATCAGTTTCATAAGCTTACTGAATTACAATCGTTACTTTTTCCTTTTTATCCCAAGCTGTCTTCATAGTCTGAATGAGCTTGCTAGTCCATAATCGAGAATCACTAACCCATCCTTTCTTATCATTTTTACCGATAAGAATACACCCCTCTGTGTCTTTTGAAGAGTTACCGCTATGTATGCGTATTCCTTCAAATCCTTTGACATTCAGAAGTAATGGCAACATCTTCTTGAATTTGTTGGAGTAGGTATATACACATTCATAGCTGCCGCTTGGAATTGCAGTCTGCCCATATACCTTTTTCTTCTTGATTTCGTCCAAATCCATACTTTGGTTCAATCCTCTGTCTGTATCTTCAAGAGTATTGCATCCGAACAATTTGCCATTCACGTACAGACGGCTAATAGTATAGCCATCCTTTTTCCAAGCTCTATCAATTAGTACTTCCATTTTTGTTTTCCTCCTCTTTTTTATCAAACTCATTGTTGAGTCTGTCAATAATCGGTTTCCAATAGCTAGGCAATGCCTTCGCAAACTCAAACCTCAAAATGTAATAAATAACTCTGAATGCAACATTCTTAGGGTATGCCTTAATGAGATTTTTGAACGAATTGCATATATACACATAGCAGAATATATACGTAAGCATCTTAATTACAAATAATGCTTCTGTATTGTCGTTGCAACTTACCATGATTCCATACATGACATACACAATAACAATATACAAGAGCATTTCTAAAAGTGCATTCTTGAACTTCGATGCAGAAAAGTTCTTGCATCGTACAACACTCACGCCGTCAGCTCGCATACCGCAGAAGATATTGAAGCCAAAGGCGATAACCAACGCCAAAACGAATCCTTCCGTTGGCGTTGCAAAGGCAAGTATAGCTGAAAATATAGTAACACCTATCTGCCGAATCTGTGAAGAATCTAATAAATCTGTCATAATCTGTTATCCTGAATAATAAATAAAAATAAAGTTTCGGTCTTCTGATGCAAAGATAGCAAAAAAAACCGAAACTTCATTCAGAATAACGAAAAACTTTATACTTTTAAATCATGATACGGCAATTCTCCGTTATTTAAGAAAGAAATGCACTCATCGAAAATCTTACGTTCATAATCGAGCGCATTGATTTTAGGAAACCATTTCTTTATCTTTTCGTCATTGCGTTTTACCATTTCTCCCCAAAGGACACACCAGTCTTCGAGATTGATTTTATCATTCTTAACTTCGTGCCAATAGTCTTTCGCCACATCCTTTGTGTAGAGCTGGTTAATGAGACAAAGATGTAAGTCTGCCATTTCTTCATCAAAATGGCACTCGCCAATCTCACATTGAACTTGCTTCATCATATCAAGCATTACACCGTCATTCATTCCAACTTCGCAACAATCAGCCATTGTTGCAACACAATTCTTAATAGCCTGTATATCGTTGCTTGCCAATATGTTTTCAAATACCTTTTTCATAACCGTATGTTTTTAGTGTTACTTCAAGAAATACTCTCTGATGTCGTACACACCATCATTGTCTTTCAATAAATCGAGTGCAAGGTGGTTGGCATACTTCACCAGATGTTCTGTATCAATCTCCTTAACATCTTCCTTGCCGAGTATCTTAGCAATTGTACATCCGTGGTCGCTTACAACCTGATTCATTGCAACGTACAAAGCATAATCGTTGTAGTAAGGCTTCTCCTCTGTCGCAAGTCCGAGACCAGTCATTGCGTTGAGCCACGTCTGCATATCCCAAGTTGCAGATGGATTCATACCGTTTGCAATCTCAGAAGCCTCCTTCTTGGTAAGATAGTTCTTCCATTTTATAGCGCAAAGCTTATCAAGATACTCTTGCGCAAGCTCTGGGTGCTTTGCTGCCATATCATTCATCATGCAGCGCATGGTGTCTCCAAATGTGTGCATGTACTTTACGTTTGTTGATGAAGCCATCATTCCGTACAGCTCATCAAACTTACTCATAATGTCTTTTGTTTCCATATCTTGTATATTTTTTAACCTATTATCAAATCTTTCAACTCTACAAAGTCCTCCTCTGTGAAGTTGATACTTCGCTTGCTTCCAAAGATGATAGCAGTAGCAATTCCGTCTGGCAGGTCAATAGACACAACTCCTTTGTCGATATGTCCGTGAATGAAACCTACATCGAATTTGTAATCTTCCACGGATTTTAGCATTTGCATCATATCTTCAAATATCGTGTTGACATCTATGTTTCCGTTCTCATCAGCAAGAAATAGGGTAGCGTTGTCTATCGATTTATCCCAATTATCCTTGTACTTGGATATAATATTGTGCGCCGCACGTTTCATGTACACTGATGGTATGGCGAGCATCTGGTTAGCCTTAACCATATCGTCTATTCTTGCATCTGCCCAAACGTCCACCGATTCAAGCAGTTTCTCTTTAAATTCTGTTACGTTCATTTCTTAGTTTCTCCTTTCTTTGTTTTGTTGTACCAAGCGAGATACTCTTGCCAAGTCTTGTCGCTGTGGTTAGTCATATAATCGTTGAGCATAGCAGATTTATGTTCCTCTGCTTGCGCTACTTCTTTTCTCAGTCTTTGCATCAAAGATAGATGTTTCTTCAATGCTTCCTGTCCTTGCTGAGTGCTTTCGATACGAGGGCGTATGATGCGCAATTCCTCGTCTTGCACTAGCTTAGACACATATTGCAAGCTATTGACGTATTCCTGATTCTGCATCAAATACTGCCTTTGCGCCCCTGTAAGATTGTCTTCAATCTTGTCGATTTCATCCCATAAAGGGGTGGCGGATTGCTGCGCTTGCATGTTGATAGATGCTCGCTTCTGTTGTATTGCCTCATACATCTTCTGTAGCTCGGCATCCATCATCTGCGGCTGCTGCTGACTTGTACCCATATCCAATAATGGGCTGTTTCCAAAATTCATCATAATCAATATCTTTAAGTTGGTGATATATTATAGAGAGGTGAGAGGGCATCCACCAACGAGGGCAAACACCCCTCACCAACTCATTTCTTTTTAGTCCGTCTAACCGACTTCCTTACTGCTCTGTTACGCTCCTGTAGTGGGCGTGGAAGTAGCAGTACCGTTACAGCAATAGCTGCCGTAGCCCGAAATTACTGGCGTAGATGGGAGTACCAACTGACCACGCAAGCAATTGCAGGTCTTCTCGTTAACGTAAGCCATCATAAGCTTCTCCTTGTAAGGAGTGAGGGCTTCCATCACGGCTACCTTCTTGTCGAGGTCGCTATACTTTGCTTGCAACGCATCGTACTGGTCTCTCTGATTCTTGTACAAGCCAAAATCTGCATCAATCTGAGACTTGTAAAGACCGAACTCAGCCTGCATTGCACGGCGGTTCTCGGCGTTGATAGCATCGTTAGCACCCTTATACATAGAGAACTTCTCAGCGATGTCTGTCTCTCGCATAGCGTAGAACTTGTTAGCGGTGTCGAGCTTCATACCGAACATGTAGGTAAGCAACTTCACCTCATCATCGCATTCCTTCTCCATTACCTGCAAGGCAGTTGGCTGATTTGAACTTGCGTTAGCCCCATAGGCGTTGATGTTCACGTTCTCAGGCATATTGCTGCCACCGAGTGAACCAAACACACTGCGGTTGTTACCGCCAAGCAACCAAGCGCCAGCACCGAGTGCTGTGCCGATGATACCAAGGGTAAGACCAGCATTACCTGTAGCCTTAGAAGCATAATCGTCATGCTTTTTCCCCTCTTCGTAGATTTTCTTTTCTACGACCTTTGCATCTGTCATCTCCATTTTTACAATCTTTTTAAGTTATCCTTAATATTAACTAACACTATTGTAACGTTACGGATGCAAAGGTACGAAGAATAGGGGAGAGCAAATATAACTCTATCACACTTTCTTTTAGTGGTTGATTATCAGAGATTTAAGGTGATATGAGGTAATATCATAAATAACAAAAAAGAGAGGCAGTCACTTGCCTCTCTTGCTCAACTTGTAAGGAACACTTACATGTTCAACTATTAGGATAGAAGTAGAAACAAAAATCCCCTATACTATTGGCGTAGTATAGGGGAATATTACATTCCTGCTCGGAAATGCGATGCTCTTAAAAACGCTGCTCTAAAAAACACTGCAAATATAGACAATAATTCTGAAACCACCAAATTTTTCATCATTAATTTGTTAGATACAGATACAATCCTTCCACGAACCACATTATCAATATCATAGTTGACATCGTTACCCAAGTCAAGAAGTACTTATCGACCTTCTTATATTCATAGGAAAGATACAAATAAGCAATGAACGTGCTGTTGATGATTACCAGTATCGCTACTATAATCAAAGTACAAAACATATAATCCATAATAATACTCATACGTTCTCGCTTATCCGTGCTGCGATAGGGCTTATCCGTTATGATTTTCTCTTACTCTTAATGAAGTGCAGTATATCCCACTTCTTCCAATATCGGGTGTGCCCACGCTTCTTGCATTTTCCGTTCGGGATGTCACCCCTAGCGACCATCCTGTTCAACGTAGCATCAGAAACATGCAGTTTCTCCTTGACTTCCTCGGTAGATAGCATCGGGTTAAGCATATCGGGGATGATGTCGCACAATCTATCTAGGTCATCATCGCTCATTCCGCAAGCGGTGATGACCTCACCATTTCGCTGCTGCTCGTCAGCCTTAAAGCAAGCATCACTCAGCGACTTAAAAGCCGTTCCGAGCATCTTATAATTCAATATCTTTCCCATTATGCACAGATTTTACGTCCTAACTTTGACCTGCTGATAAACAAATCAGTAAAAGAGTACAGATAGAATATTGCCGTTACTACCATGACTGTAAAACAAGAATCTACCATATCTTTGGTGGTATACCAACTCCATTCCACAATGTGAGCCGCATTGATGCTTGCAAAGTAGAAGAAGGGAATGCGGTATCTCCAACACAAGAAGAAAAATCGGCTTGCTAATATCAAAACCATTGGCAGGACGTACACCATAAAATATATGTAGAGATAGCAAGTTGCATTCTCCGCATAAGGGATGAACATTTCACGAGGATGCTGAGAGAATTCATAAATGCCGTATGCGTGAAAGCACATAAGTGTAATAGGAACGTACTTACAAAACCATCTGAAAAATTTCAGAATCCTTCTGCTATACCGATTACCGTGTCGCATCAGTAAGTCCATAACCTCACTGACATCTTTGTCTTTCAACCACTTTAACAGGTTGTCTTCGTCTTCTTTATTCATAAGCGTTGATTTTAATTAAATGATGGTGCAAAGATACACTCTTTTGCACAAAACCAGCGAAAATGAGAATATTTTTGTGTTAAACTTTATAAAAAGTAACAATCTGAAAGTAGATGGCTGCAAAAATAGCGTTAGAACGGCTTTCTTGCCAAATTCTAACGCTATTAGTGTTTATCCTATCACAACCTCAAGGCTCTCCATATCAGCGAACTTCAAGCCGCAATCTTTCGCTGCCTTGAACAGCTCCTTCTCGTCAACGTCCTCGATGGCTACCTCTATCTCGGCATTGGCAAGGTCTGAGAAGTACTTCTCTGTCTTCTGCTTCTGATTGAAAAAGTACTGATTGACCTCCGCAAACTTGGCTGAATCCTCCTTGGTGTATTCGTAGCCCTCATTGGCGTGCTTCTGCTCAAACTGCTGACACTCCTGGAGTTTGCGCTGCATCTCCTCGAACTTATCGTCCTTCAAGCTCTGCTGCGCTTCCTCCACATCCTTGTCGTAGGTATCGGCTACTTGGCGCAGTGCCTTCATATTCTTCCAAACTCGCATAGCGGCATCATCGCTCATTGATGATGTCTTCAATGCCTTCAATGTTCTGTAGGCTGCAACAGCCTCGATTGTCTTAATCTTTTTCATAATTGTTTCTTTATTTTTATGTTATACAATATTCTTCTCCAGATTGCCATAGCAGAATACCTTTCCTATTAACAGTGCAAAGTTAAGAAAATAATTCCGAATAGCAATGCAGGAGGAGCAAAATTTACGAATTTTAAAAATCAGCTTCCCCACGTTGGATAATCACTAGGTCGCAATGTGTCTGCTTTCTCGGTGAGAACGTAAACCACAAATACGTTTCTAGCACATTTATTATATTAAGAACATCTACGTTTTAATTCATAATATAACTACCTCCTGGAGGAACTTGTTTCCATCCACCATCTATATTAATTTCAAAAGATAATTGACATCTTTGTCCATAATAACCTCCTTCATAAATATTATCAAATCTTATATATGTTTCAACATAATCTGTTCTATCACCTTTAGGAATAGTTACAGAACCTGTATCTTGACCAGAGCTATTAGACACATAACCTCTTCCGTATGTTGTCTTATTATTACCATACGTACAAACGCTTCTAAATATACCATCATTAACTGTAAATGTAGCATCAGGAAGTTTATATATTCTTGCTTTACAAATACAACTACCACCAACTAATTGTCTCAACGATGAGAAATCAACAAAACCACTAGAACCACTTTTAATACTTTCCATATTAATTTGTCTAGGATAATATTTAAAACTAATAGCACCCGGAAGAGATATAAAAATTATTTTTGTATCATCATATAAAGTTGCATTACGAGTATACGCCAAAAAAGGTACAATAGTAATAACCTTATCTCCACTACCTATATCAAAAGTTATTTCTTTACTAGCGTATACATAATCTGTTGGTTTTTTGCAATTACCAACATAATAATTTTTATAAATCTTATCAGTAGTATTATATGGTGAATCATAACGAATTTGAATCCAAAAAGACCAAGCTAAAGATAAATCAGTTATTATATCATCCATAGTAAGATTTGTGTTATTATCCACATTTGTATTCATATATAATACACAATTAAATTTAAGAGTTGAAGAATAATAAACTTCAACGGTATTATATTGAGGAAGAGAAGTCAGACATCTATTGTCTTCTGCTTTACTATTATAGTTTCTAAAATCACTTAATCTATAAGGAGAATTAGCACCGCCTTTTGGAAAATGTTTTCCTGATACCATTGGAGTTGTATCAGCACTAATACCACCATTTCTTCCATATATATTATCTACATAAAGGTTGTAACAACCATTAATTGCAAAACCTTCTCCTCCATAATTATTACGTAAGTTCTTATAAGTATCCATAGGTATATTCATACCACAACGAACAACACAAGTATATTTACTATATGAAGATGTTACTATTTCATCAGAGTCTTCTCTAATAGGATATTCTTTAAATTCACCTTTACAACTAATAGGTTTATACTTACTCCATATATTTATATTTTCACTCTTACAAAGAGTAGCAAGGTCATTGCTACTCTCTCCAAGAGCTCGTTTAACATCATCAATGCTAACAGGAGGACTAATAATTCCAGTTTCACTATTGTAAGACATAATCTTTATTTTTTTAATATTCAACTTCAGTTCCTTATTCTGTTACAACTTCTTTAGTAACAACTCGCTCTACTGTTCTTTGAACACTTTCGCAAGCCATAACATAAATCGTTCCATACGCTTAATCTTTAGAACTTAAAACACTAGGCAAGGCAGCTCTATAAGAGCCACCCTGCGTTAATGCTCACTCTGCTGCCTCGCTTGCCATATTAGCGGCGATAGCGGAATTGACCTCCTTAATCAATGCTGATACCTCACTGAGCTTGCTCTGCGGAACACCGCTGATGTTGTAGGTCAGTTCGCTGCCGTTGGAGCTGGCATTCGCGTTGCCGAGATAATTACCATTTGGGTCACCATAGATACTCATATTGATGCTCTCAATGTTGCCACCCGTCTTGTCAACATTGTAGGTGATTTCTACTCGATAGCCGCCCTTGGTATAAGTAGCAGCTGTCTGTTCACTTTTCTTGTTAATCTTTAAATTCTCCATTTTCTAATCTAATTTAATGAATTAATATTTTTGTTATCTAATCTCTTCTTGTTGCAGTCTTCCTTATCTCCACTCAATCGCTGAACCTCTGATTCGAGGAAGACAACCCGAGCCTTCAACCTGCTGACTTCATCGCCCACCTGCTCGATAGCACCAAATGCCGTTGCAATCAGCTTCGGAGACCAGTAGTTGATTTTGTAGTAGCCCTTCTCGTCCGTCTCCACGATGTCCTTTAAGTGAGGGTTGCACAAGACGTGCTGGGCAATCCAACCGATAGACCTTGTATTGTCCTTCTTCCAAGCAAAGCCGAATGTGCCACCCATCGCCTTGATGATACCCAAGTAGTCCAGCTTCCGCAAATCCTGCTTCAAGCGGATGTCAGAAGATTGATAAGCTGTAACTCCACCTTTAGCAAGAATACTATTAGGGAAGTAAGTATTCATATTATAATCGAAATTATATATATGACCAGTATGACCCATAAATCTATCAGTAGGAAATGAATACTTAGTAAAAGCAAATATTCGTATTTTATTTATTGAAGCATTACGTAATTCTGTAGTATTTTGGTCATGTTTAAACTTAAATCTAATATATCTTCTACTATCATTTCCTACAGGAAGACCTTCATTACCATTAGATAGATTTATATAATTAAACTGGTTCCATCCGTTCATATATTTAATAAAAGTATTGACTATAACACCTTTACTATTTAAATATTCTACAGTACAAGTAACACCAACACCTTGTGTAATATCAACACTAGCAAAATAAACTTGAGAATAACAATTATTAGGAACATCAAACGTAAACATTAGTTGGTTCTTTTTTATTTGAGCTAGTTTCTCAGCATCATTATTACCAGTGATAACATTGCCACCTAAGGTTAAACCATCAATACCTGCAACATTCGCATACGCCTTAAATTTAGTATCATTTGATATATTATAATTAGTCCAATTAGTACCATTATCATTACTATAAACTATAGAAAGATTATCAACTGGTATACTATCAGTAATAGCAGTAATTCCAGAACATAACTCATCAGCTGAAACATAACAATTAGTTCCTTTATTATTAACCTCATAATTTGTAGGTAGTATACCTTTATTATTTATTAAACCGTTAACTGATAAATTACCAGCAATAACAGCATTTTTACTAACACTAATACTATTACAACTAATAACATCATTAACAGTAAGACTTTTAAATATAGCACTACCATTTTGTGTTATGTTCCAATAACTACTATTTACTTGACTACACATGTCTTGAACATAAACCCAACCAGAATTATTAGCATTACCTATATATAAACTACCACTACCTCCAATTCTAGCTCCACTATCAGGAGTTACAGTTTTAATACCTGCAAGTCTAAGTGTACCATCACTTTGTGGACTATTAGCATTAAATATAGAACCATTAGCTATACCAAGATAAATAGTTTTATCAGAATGATTATATTTAAGTCCAGCCCATTGATTCCAGTCCCAAGCAGTTTCACCAAAACGAATAGCTTTACCAGTATTGAATATTACTTGACCTTCAAGAGCACTAATCCAAGCAGGACTGGCATCATTACTTAATATTATAGCTTGATTTTGAGCAGCAGTTCTAATAGTAGCAGATGAATAAATATCACCTGCAACATGAAGTTTATAAGAAGGGTCTACTCCAATGCCTACGTTATGATTTGATAAAATATTTATAGCATCACGTTGACTACTATTATAATCTCCAGCATATAAAACAAGTTTATATTTAGATACAATATGAAACCATTTATTTACTGTAGATATAATATGAGGGTCATCTGAACCACTATTAGTTATAGTTAATGTTCCATCAACATTACCAGTTCCATCAAAACTTTGACCCCATATCGTTCTTGCTGCCGCAAGTTTTGTTGCAGAAGCTACATTATCCGCGGTAGCCGCTAATATTCTATAAAAACCCTCAACAAAGCCTGATGGTTTTGTTGTTGTTTCTGTCATTGTTAAAGTAAAATTTACAGAAGAACTTACCTCAACTTCTGTAACTCCTCTATAAGTTCCGTCATAAGCCATCCATATTTCAACATTAGAGGAAGTAGATACATATCCAAATTTCAATTCTCTATTACCTCTAACTAATGTGGATGTTACTTGTATGCTTCCTCTTGTACTTGCTGCTACCTCATATACTGATTCGTTTGTTCTTCCAAAATCTATGCCACCCTTAACAGTAAACATAACTTTAGATGTTCCATATCCTGTTACTGATACAGTGTTTAATGTTCCTAATTTTATATATGATGTATTATTACCTTGTGTATTGAAGTAGTATACTTGTTTAATTCCAGTTCCACTACCATTTTTTATCAAATGTTCACCATCAACAGTATCTGCATTTCCAGCACTACTAGCATAATTAACACTAATGTTCGATATGCTTTTGGTAGTTCCACCAACTGTTATACTAATTCCCTTATCAGAATTAGATAGAGCAGTAAGAAGTCCGTTAGCATGAATACCATCTAATTTATCAGAATTACCTACAGTAACATTAGCAGGGTTTATGTCTCTAAGAGCTGAACCATCTGATTCCCAAGCAACTAAATGTGAAGTAGAAGTTAGTACACCTGCCCAAGTAACATGAACACCATCAACCTTGTCAGCATTGCCTGCACTTGTAGCATAAGCACAACTTCCACTAGAAGTAATATAACCAGTATCATTAGTAAGTTGACTTACTTTTGTAGGTATTTCACTCTTCTTAGCATAATCTGCAAGACTTTGATGAGAAGTAAGATACGTTCCTAAATCTACAGCAGTTCCACCAGTAGCTGCAATAGTTTTAGTAACACCGTTAATCTTAACACTATGTGTATGACTAGTTGCCGACTTACCACTAAGAAGTGAATCTACACTACTTTTGGTATAATAGTTAGCAAGACTTTGGTGAGAAGTTAAAAATGTAGCACCTTTAGTAAATGTAATACCCTTTCCGCTTTTAGATACAGACGTGATAGCATTCCCACTTCCACTTACAGATATTGCATTAACGTAACCATCAAGTGACTGATGACTAGTTAAGAACGTACTACCTTTAACTACGCTGATAGTAGTACCATTCTTGGTGACAGACGTAACCGCATTACCGCTACCGCTGACAGAAATAGCAGTAGCACTACCACCTTCCAAGCTAGAGATACGAGAATCAAGAGCCTTGATGGAGTAGGCAGAAGCTATCTCAGACAGCGATTCTGATGTAAGCTTCAAGGCATTTGAATAACTCTTCACACTGCTGTTCAAGCCGCCACCACCGCCCGTGGTAGATGCTCCTGCTCCGTATGCCGTGATACCGCCTGTGGCATAGAAGTTAGCCGCTTCCTTTCCGGCAGCGTCCTTGGATAGTCGAAGGGCATTGTTGGCACTATCATACGATAGATAGATTCCACCAATTTTCAAGCTGCCTTCGGTTGTCACGTTACCCGATACGTCAAGATGAGTGAAAGGCTTCTGTGGGTCGATAGATAATACGTTTTCCAGCTTTGTTGTGTCGGTCGTTCCGCTCTTCCACACAGGTGCGAAGAGAGCAAGCTGTACACCAACATTATTCTTGTTGATAATGAAAGATGTCGGGTCTGCGTGCAAAGTACCGTCTGCGTCCCACCAAAGGTTTCCATTTGCGAAATAGCCAGTTCCGTCAAAGCGTAGGAGGGACTTGGCAGCAATTTTCTTCTCTTCCTCTGTTGTCGTGGAGGCTTGCTTGTCGATAGCCTTTCCACCTAACCAAAGGGCGATGCCATTCTCCTTCGTGTCCGCTCCATTGATACCTGCGGTAACATTTCCCTTATCGTTACGTAAGGCTATCAATGTAGAGAGGATAAGACCACCCTTGACTACTGTGTCTCCATCAACAAGAGCAGCCTTGATGTATTCAAGACCTGCCATATTGGTGATGAGCTTAGTATTGAGACCATCAAACAGATTAGACGTGATATAGTTGTTCGCCACACCCAGCTTGTCGTAGAAAGCCTTATAAGCATTCGTGAAGTTGGTATACTTCTGAGCCGCAGCCGCCTTGATGGTAGCCTTTCCGTCGGAATCAGAATCGTTGTATATTCTTACGATGTCAGAAAGATAGGTAATGAGTTCATTTTTTGCGCTATCGAGTGTAGCCTTAGCTGAAACCAAATCCGTTTTATAGGTCGTTTCTTTACCATCCTTATCCAACAAGAACTTAGAGCCAACAACATTATTATACGACTCAACGGCTGCATTATAATCGTCCTCCAAACGCTTGCTATCCTGGGCGATAGCCGCAATCTCAGAACTTTCCAAGTAGCCATCAGAGGTAAAAACATCGAAAGCCTTCTTATTGTTAGATACGGTCGTTCCGAGGGTAATCAAATTAGTTTGCGTTTTCTTAATCTCTGCTTGCGCCTTCTCAGCAGCTTTCTTTGCTTCCTCTGCCTTCGTGTCATCGGTATACTTGCTAGCCAATTTCCAATCGGCAATATCAAACTCTTCACCTTCTGCCTTGGAGGTGGAACACTTCAAGATTTCATTCTTGTAGGTACTGCCGTCAGAAGGATAAGTGGCATTGACCCACATATCATTCACGTCGTATGGTGGAACTGGCTGAGAGCCGAAGATACGTCTCTTTGATTTTGCATCTTTGAGTGCTTGGCTTGAATCTTCGATTGCCTTGGTCAGTTCCGTGTCTGTGATGATAATCCACTTATAGGTAGAGCCATCCTTGGCAAAGCGGTATGCCTTGCCCGTCTTGTTGTCATAGTAGAGGTCTCCCAAGTGGGTTTTCTTATCCTTGTCGGTAGTCCACCCAATGGCAGGTGCGTTGGATAGGGTAGGAACACCGTCATAGAACCAAGTCTCAATAGCTCCGTCTATCTGGTTTTGAAGGTCGGTAATCGTCTCCGATTTCTTGATAATGGTCTCAACGGCATTCTTATCCAAGCTCTTCTCGGTGATGTACTTATCCAAGGTCTTTCCATCGTAGGTGGACTTAATATCCAAGTCTCCCTTGATGGTTACTTTCTTCTTATCGCTATCATACTTGACGTAGGAATCACCCTCGTAATTATTGGCACTAGTAGGTCGGTCTCCGAAGTACATATCTCCATAGACGTTGAAGAATGCCTTGTTAGTCTGCTTATTCACACCATATTCCACATACTCCCTATTGGCAAAGGAATAGCTGTTGATGCCGTGATAGAGGCTGATGGATGGCGAATAGGTATCTACCGCCGAGAAGATAAGGCAGTTCTGACGTTCTACATCGGTTCTATTACCGCACTGGTTGAGCACATCACCTTTCGCAGGAACATCGCTTGCCGTAGCGCAATCGGTATCAGAGAGGTCGATATAATGATATTTCTTTCCTTCCAGTTCCACGGGGTCTTCATCACGACCGATTACCAATCGCCAATAGAAGTGATTGCCAGCCTTGTGATAAGTGCCCTTGCGAACATTGAATGATTCCGAGCGCACTTGGTCGTTAACCGCGAAGTCGTTATCTACCTCATCACCATCCTGCTCTGCTAAGAAATAGCAACGATAAGCCTTCTGTGACACATTATTATATGTCACAGTAACCTCTTCTACCTTATGAGCCACCACGCCGCCAGCAGGAGAGATTATCTCCTTACCACCGATGGTGGATGTTTTATTGATAACCAGCTCCTCGAAGATAGCCTTCATTCTTACCTCCAAGTAATCTGTGATAAGGTGCGAACGACCTTCTGCATCGGGAGTCCACGAGCCTCCACCGATAAGCAATCCCTGCAAGAACTTCTGAATCTTCTGAAAGGTGATAGTACCATTTGCGGTATCGTCTTTCAGTTTAGAGAGATACATTTTATCGGTTATACTAGCATTAAAGCTATTGGTATTACTACCACCAACCATGCTAGATAGAGATTTAACAGTTTCTCCTTTTACTGCATCAATAATCTGCTTCGTATCACTCTTTGTAACTTCCAACGAATTAACAAGCTCAATCTCAACTTCTGCCAGCTCATCGTTATCAACCTTTACAGAGTAGTTGCTGACGAAAACTTCGTGACTAATAAGATTTCCATCGCTATCCGAATCGCCCTGTATTTGTATTGACAGCTTTGCATTCTCGTTTAGCTTACTTGCAAAGTCAGGATTTTCTTGCAAGAATATGCGAGAAAACTTAACAGAGTAGTTGAACTGGTCTGTATTGTTTTCGCTCATGTGCTTGATAAGAGCATCATCGAGTCGTTTCTCTGCTGCCGTTACAAGAACCTTTGGAGGTTTGATGCCTGTGATAACAAACAAATCTCCCTTTTGCGGTTTAAATCCAGCACTCGCGTTTGGCATTATGATACCTAGAGTTGATGTGTCCTTCTGAACCGCAATCCATAACTCTTTCTGAGTTGAATCTTGGTTTAGCTTATCTTCGTAAGCATCGCTAGCGTTAGCAAAGATGTAGTCATTCTTATCTGTGCGAACTGGTTTTAAGTTTCCATTTTCATCGACACTTACACAGTTGTAGCACTTCGAATTGTCAGCACTCGGTTGATTGTAAATCACAAATGAGCATGCAGGGCATCCGTTACTCTTGATGAGGTTTATCTTTGCAGGTTCACTAGCCAAAGCATGAGCAAACAAGTCAAAGCCAAAATCACCATTAAACTTATGCAACTTTATATAGAAATAGTTATGAATATATTTTCCGTCACTATCCTTTACATCACTATCAGCACTATCAAAAGCAATATCTGCAATCTCTCCGAATAGCTGTCCTTCTGCATTTACAATTCCTTTTATAGTTGGCTTTATATCACCAAAAGTAACAGTTCCTTGATGAGGATTTCCTTTCTTGTACAAGTTTACAAACTCGTAATATCCACTACCGCTTGGCAACTTGTGGGTGTTATTCAAAGCATAATAGAAACGCTCTGCACCTTTCGTGTTGCGATATATAGAAGGCATAAGTACCGATGATGGTGCAAGCCATACGCGGTCTGTAATCGTTATTTTTGCGGCATTATTTTCTCCACCTTCTGTTGCGTTCCAATATGTACCATCAAACGAAAACGTCAAATCTTTATGTGGAATATCACCTATACCATTAATCTTGATTCCGCTTTCATCGTATGGTTGAGTATGCCCATCTGATGTTTCAAAGTAATAAACACTGCTCGGCTTGCGCGTTAATTCTATACTACCTGAAATACTCGTAGATACAGTATTCATTCTGCGAGTTCCACTTGCTTTTTTGATATTTGTTGCAGTTATCTTGCAGGCTATTACAATAGTACTTGTAGAATTACGCTCAAATGTATGTTCTTTTTTGCTACTCTTTGTGTAGTTAGATAGCCCATCTATATTATCTCCAAAAGCCCATCCATTACTTACATCCGAATCACTATTACCAAAAGAGCTACCGCCTTTTCCCGACATTGAACCTCCCCCACGGACACTCTGAATACTCTTGTAAGCAGTATCTATATTGGTATTTTCTCCAACATAGTAAGCATATTCGTAGCTAAATTCTAAACCGAATTTAAGAGCACTATCAGCTTCCTTTGCCACAAAAGACAATCCGTCCATTTTAACAGTATCTTCTTTTGCAGAACTGGTAAATTCAAACAACGTCCATATAGTAGTACTTCCTATGAGCCTAGAAACAGCAGTAGAATTATGCTCTGTGTATTCTTCTCCCATAGAGCAAGTAGGGATAACATTTTTAGATTCTTCTCCTTTTCCTTTGTAATCTTTACCGCCGAAGTTTGTTATAAGATAGCTTGATGTTCCAAATACATTTGCAGTATAATAATCCTTGCTATTCTTACTAAATATCAGTGTGTTGTTGTAAACATCACTATTCCATTTCCAAACATCACCAAGTGATATTGACGAAACAAGAGATTTGCTAAAATTCTCCGTATTGAATACTGCTTCTCCAAACTCATCATCATTAGGATAGTAATATGGCAGGTTATCAGATGAACCGTAACCTGTTATCATGTCAACTATCTTATAGTTCGCATTCTCCTTTGATACGGATATAAGGGCATCACTACTACCATATTTTATAGGTGTATCGGTTAAGTCGTGCTGTACCTTGCCGACATGACAAACGCTGCCATCCCAGTAGTAATCAAGCTCAAAAGTCGTATTGATAAGTTGTAAAACATCAGTTAAATATTGGTCTTCAAATGATACTTCCTTAACTTCGTCTGTTCCATATCCTTCATCCACAACAACGTAATATCCCTTGTATTCATCTGTAGGACGATACAAACCACAATATGCCATTGAACTATTGATGCGAGCTACAAACTCGTAGATAGTTCCACCAAACGTGAACTTTGTCTGGTTTGAGCGGTATCTGTCTTTGTTCTGTGTATCAACATCATCAACGACAACATCAAAGAACAGAGTGTTATCAAGCAATTCTCTTCTAGATGTGAAAGTGATTTCACTCTTCCACATTCTAGACGAATTATCCTTTGTAGAGTTTGGTGTATAGGACGCAAAGAATCTATCGCCATTGTACTCCACGAACTCTTCCTTCTTCCATTGCAAAGGCTCAGAAGAATATATTGTAGCAGTAAGGGTAGGTGCTCCACCCATACGCTTTGCATCGTATGTATATGATGATACAATAGCAGGGTTAGCTTCCGATGGGAACAAACCGATAATCTCATTACCAGTGTTCTCATCGTAAGTCAACTTCTGTATGTATAATGATTCTGCCTTCATGTTTATTCTTTATTGTTGTCTGTATTCTTTGTCCTTGCGGTAATCTCAGCTTGTTTTTCGGCACGTTCATCTGCCTCTTCTTGCTGAGTCTGCAATCTTACTTCCTCGTCAGGTGCAGAAATAGTATTCTTTTCAACACCAGTCTTAGTAGAAATCAAACCTGCACCGCTCAATGTACAAAGCATCTGATTCCATGCACTTTCATCGAATGGCTGCCAAGGCTTAAATGATGTGCTGATTCTCATCTGCTTAAACTCAGTAATTGCAGTAGGATTCTCGCCGCTTGCAACCAACTGCTTTGCCAATCCTTCCTTGAACAGTCTTGAATGCTTGCTGACGAAATTCTGCCACTCAATAGCTGCATTGTTAGCCTCCTCAATATCCAAAGAGCGTGTCATTTGAATTGCCAAACCGCTTATATCGCCACTAGACTTAATATCCTTCGGCAAGATAAATGTACATCCTGTAGCAATCTGCAACTGGTCGAGAATTGACTGCATGAACTCAATCATGTTGTTTGGAGAAGGTGGAGTCTTAAACTCTGCGCTGCCATTTCCTTCAATGCTTGTATCATTCAGTATGATAGAACCAGCAATCTTCTTTGCGGTTTCATTGAGCTTACCCTTGATATAAAGGATTCCCCATCCGTGACGTTTTTGGATGACCGCAAACAGATTATAGATAATCTCGAATAGCTCGATAAGGTCTTGACCGTTATTCCAAGCAACATCACCACGTTTTGTAACAAGTGGACTCTCCGAGAATCCGTGTTCTTCCTTGCTTTCCAAGCACCATCCTTTCAGTACTTCGTTTGTATCAACGTCTTGAACGAATACATCTGTAAAATGATAATGATATGTCTTGTCGTATGCATCAATATGTCTTACATTATCCTCTGTGCGATAATACACGCAATCAAGAAGCGGTTCTCCATTATCGTCTTTGTGTGTGATAATCTGATAGCCATCTTCATACGAGAATAGCCTACTTTTTACTTCGTTATCCTCATTCATGTAAACGAGTAAGCCCACATCACCATAACTCTGCTGAATACGTATAGCTTGCATTTCGATACCATCCTGATTTGTCTCTTTCCAATGCCACTTGAAATCGGCAAAGTTCTTTTTGAGCTTATCAGTCGGATTGCTGTCATGCAAGATATGATTACGTTTATTACCACCTAAACAAAGAGCCTTCTTGTCAACAATACGCTGTTGCATAGGAATGCCAAACTTCTTAAACTCAATCTCGCAATAACTGCCATCATCAAGCTTGCAGCATATAGAAGGTAAGTTTGTATCAAACAATACCCTGTGAGAATAAGGGTCTAACTCCTTTGCAAAACGCTCTTGGCTAACAACTATCTTGCTGATATTCGGAAGCTGTGCCTCTTTACGGAAGTTTGTCTTAATATCCGAACCATCAGAAGAATCATTGATGGTAATAGAGCGCGAACCCCTCAAAAACGGCTTTTTCAGAAGCAATTTCTGAGGATTCTCCAAAAAATCATTAATTATATCTTGTCTCTTTCTACTCATCGTTATTGTCGTTTAATGATGGTTTAACATCGTTGCTATTTTGTGAATCGTTGTTCTCTTGTGGGTCAATCAATCCATAATGTCTGCAACAAGCTTTTTTTGAAGCCCAGTAGTTACATTCTCTGTTTGTAGTAGGACAAACAATATCGTGTTTGCTTGGTACTACGATGATTCGCTTCTGCTTCTGTGACTCTTCCATTTCAAATTTGTCATTCAGCTTTACACGTATATCAGTCTGCATCTTCAATGCATCTTTCGGTTCAAGATTTCCGTCACTAAGAGCTTGGTCTATCTTGTCAAGCATTTTGAGAAGCTCATTTTTGTTCTCTTCCTTGGTAATAGCGTTGTTATTCACATTGCCGATACCGAAAGGTTCTAGAACATCTAGCAGTTTCTTGAATCGTGGAGTTTCGTAGAATTTCGCGGCATCCTTTTCACTCTTACGATAAGCAAGACGATACGCTAAAGTCTTATCTTCCAATGCGTCACAGAGGATAGCAAACACAATGTCTTTCTCATCGCATTTATCCCAGTCAATCCGCACGGATTCAAGAATCATTTTTATATTTTCTTTTTTCAGCATATATTCTAAAATTAATAGTACAACGTATCATCATAAATACTCTGAGCATTAGGATTTTTTTCTTCAACTTCTTTCTCTGCAAGTCTGAATCCCTCCTGTAGCTCGCTACCATACTCCATATTCAAACATGGGTACATTCTCATTGCGCAAGGGTCAAGCAAGTCCATAGAACGGTCTTTTCCAAGATTTCTGTTCATTTCCTTCTTGCTCTGCAACTTCTTCTTTCCGCTCGGCATCTTGTCAAAGCGAACTACTGCGCATTCTTCCATGAACTCATTCTGCATTGAAACTCTGTATTTGAGGTTTTGATGCGTATAAACCGCATTTGCAACCTTATCAGAGAATGTAAGCTGTCCTCGCTTAATCATGTAGCTCAGTCGCAAGTAACATAGGTCTTTTATTGTCATAGCTGACAAGTAATAAACTCCCATTGCCTTTGCTGCTGATATGTAAGGGATAGCATCTGGTATATAGTCGTTGAAATACCTACCTGCCGTGGCATCATAGATAATATGGCTCTCTGCTACTCCCTCGTTAGCCGCAAACAGCCTAGCTCTTTCAGCATTGATTCGCGGTGTTGAATGCATAACGATTTCGTAATTGACAACGTGGAATCCATTCCACGACAACATCAGAGTATTATCCTTTCCGAAATCTGCCAAGTCGATTGTTATCCATTTGTCACCATTTACGGCTGGGTCTTTAACGAAACAATCTCTTGCCGCTTGGCTTGGAATCGGAATATCCTCTTCTTCTTCGGGGTCAACATTGAAGTTACCCTCCATAAGAGCTTGTGCCATTCTGCCGCCCGATGCCGCTACAGAACCTAAATAGCCAGAGTTGTTTTCAAGCATCTTCTTGTTTGAACCAAGTTTACCTTGATAGAAAACAAAACTCTTAATCATTACTTCATATCCAAAGTTGCCGCCAATGGTTTTAAGCTTTCTGTCTATATCTATCTTACATTTTTCATAGACTTCTCGCTTAGACATTCCCCAAACAACATCCTTAACAGTCGGTCCTGCACAATAGAAGTATCTGACTACACCATCACGCTCTGGGATGATAAAACCGTCTGAGCCAATATACCAATCAAGAAATATTCTCGTCCAGTGGCTACGCTTCGGGTTAAGTGTTGCAAAGAACTTACCTGTAAACGTCTTGCTCTGACCTCTGTTTCGGGTCATAACGTATGAGAAAACTTCCCAAGTCATCTCCGTCAACTCGTCAATCGCAATCAAATCGTACTCCCATCCTTTCGCGCGCTCTCTCAACTTATCCATATTGGAATCGTCAAGATACGTCAAATCGACAAACGTTCCATTCGGAAATGTAACGCGCGGATTCTCGCTCTCTCTGATTTTCACATAATCAGCTCCGAATATCTGTTTAAACTTCTCTACGAATCCTCCACCTGCTTTTTGATTACCAAGTGAACGGCGTGAAATCATTGCACGAAAATCTGGGTCGGTCATTAACGGCTCTGCCATCGCAAGTACAAGACCATACGATTTGCCTCCTCCGAGATTTCCGCCACCAAAAACAACGTCAACGTTGCTACTTGCAAAGGACATTTGAAAGCCCTCTTGTGGTCTGATTTCTACATCTTTATTCGTGTTCATGCTGCAAAGATACCTAATTTATAATATATAATAGAGTGAAATTAATTCTATATTTGTTACGTAACAAATAGAGTTTCTAAAAACCTATAAATCACCACATTATTTAATTATCTTTGCAGCAGAATTTTAAAAATTAGTAATATGAAGTTTACAAAACAACAACTTTTAGACACCCTAAAAGCAAAACTCACTGCAAACGGAAAACACCTTTCCATCAGTGAAAAGACAATCAAGAGTTTGAGTGATTCCCACTTTGACCTCTTAGTTGGTGAAGATACAGAGTTAGATGATTTGGTGAAGAAGATTTTGCCGCAGTATGTTTCCCTTAACGGCAACTACGAGAAGGACAATGCCGACTTCATCAAGAAATGGAACGATGAGCATCCCGACACCAAGCCAAATCCAAAGGATGATAACAAAGAGCCTTCGGATGTTGAAAAGAAGCTTTTGGAACGCTTGGAAGCTCTAGAGAAGAAGGATGCCGAACACGAAGCATCTAAGCTTGTATCACAGAAACGTAGTGAACTTCTCGCCAAGTTCAAGGAGAAAGGCATCAACGACAGCAAATGGATTGACAAGTACATGAACAAGTTGAACATCACTAAGGACTCGGACATCGAGCAGGAATTTACGGATGCAGAGGAGTTCTACAATCTCTCTCATTCGAAGCCAAACAACAACACTCCAGGTAGTGCTGGCGGTGGTGACAATGACAAGGCTGACGATTTCTCAGATGTTGTGGGTATCGTGAACCCTGACGCAGGCGAATAACATTATTCATTCACTATTAAACAAATTTACAAATTATGGCAGCAGCAGATGATTTCTATTTGAAGCATGGATATGGCGGTCACTTTGGCGGTCGTACACTTATCCAAGCACATGGTAAGATTGGCGGTCATAGAAGCGTTTTCATTAACCTCGTAAGCGGCAACAAGGACGCATTCGTTTACCCTCCTTTTGGTGGTGTTATCACAAATCCGTTCAAGGGTCGTGCTAAGGCTTACGCAGGTGATTTTTGCGAGTATGACCCAGACACTTACGGCAAGAATGGCGGTCAGACCGTCAAGATTTTGAAGTATTACGAGTTGGCAAAGGATGTCACAGCAGAAGACTTGACAATCAATCTCGTAGATGATGGCTACCATCACATTCCTTTTATCGGTGATAACATTATGGTCGCTCCATCAACTCTTACTGGTACTGGTACTGGTCTTACAGTTACAGGCGTAACCAAAGGCACAGAAGGTGGTGCAAACGTATTTATCGTAACTCTCGGTACAGCTTTTGGCGCAACCGCAAAGAAGGGCGATATTCTCGTTGAGGCAGCAAAGGCAGGTGCGAAGACTACAGCAATGGTTACCAATCCTAACGCTTACTTCGATAAAGATAACGACTTCTTCTATGACCCTAACTTGTCAACCAATGTTGAAGAAGGTGAGGGTGCTCAGTACTCTTATACTCCAGCATTGATTAAGGATTCAAGAGTAATCTTGAACTTGGCAAAGTGCAACAAGCTTCCACCAGCCGTACTTGCGATGAACACAAGAACAGAGAACGGATGGTTCGGATTCTAACCGCTCCAATTCAATAGGATAACAATAGGATAACATATCATTAATTTAAGTATTCAGGATATGCAACAATGTGATTTTAATAATTCGAGATACGCCAAGTTGTTCTCTTCTAAGGATAACATCAACTTTCTGAGAACCTTCTTGAACACCAAGGGGTTGCTCTATACTAACTATGGCTGGTATCTCACACAAGGTCGTAGAGCTTCTATGCCTACACCTACAGACTACGATGGCGTGGCTTCATTCAGCATCAAGTCTCGCAAGGCAGAGGCAGCTCCTTTGATGCACCTTCGCGCTCCGCTTGGTGATGCTCCAGAAATGGACAACGAGGGCTTGGAGATGTACACAGGTACAATTCCAGACTTCATCGGTTACAAGTGGTCTGAAAACGCAAGACAACGCGAGTACAAAGAGAAACTTTTTGAACAGTTCGGCAACGATGCAGACCTTATGGCTGCTTGGGTGCGCGATGTTGTTCAGGTAGGTAAGAACTCAGCAGAGGCAACACTCTCTAACTTGACAGCACAGATTATGACAACTGCAAAGATGAGTTGGAAGGGCAAGGGTGAAGGTTTGCAGCAGTTCTTGCAGAAGGTTGAGCCATTCCCAACAGAGAACCGCAAGAAGGCTGGCGCAAAGGCTTGGACTGACCCAGACTGCAACCTTATCTCACAGATGAGAAAGATTGAAGACGATTATCGCGATGAGCGTGGCGGTACTGAGATTTCTCTCGTATGGAAGATGACTCGCAAGATGTACCGTGATGTATTCTTGCAGAACAAGGAGGTTAAGGAGTGGTATATCAACTGGTGCAAGGCTCACGACCGCGCATATACTGCTAACATGCAGATTTTGGACGAGGACTTCAAGAAATCACTTTCCGACATGACAGGTCTTTCTCCTATCGAGATTGTCGTTGAGAAGGAGCGCAACAAGACTGTTACAACTGACACATTCGTGCAAGGTTGGGATGATAAGATTGTTGTACTTTGCCCTACTGGTGATAGCGTTGAGTTCAAGTGGACTCCTATCTACGACCAGACACTTCAACAGAAGTATGGCGCAAAGAATATTGATGTTTCTTGGGCTTCAATCGCTGACGGACTCGTAACCGTAGGAAACTACGCAATGGATAACGGTCAGTTCCGCGAGTGGCAGACTAAGGTCATGATGTCGGCTTGCCCTGCACTTCTCGACTTTATGAACCACGTAATCATTGATACCTCAACAGCAGGTAATTAATGGTGGTTCACTCACAATATACGATAACATTTAATTCATTTATCTCTCAATGGCAGCATCGAAGTTTGACATATTGGACTATCTGAGCGGCATGACTAACTTTGTCTTTGACAAATCGGCATTAAACAATGTCGCTTTGGATTGCGGCGTTTCTGATGTTGAGTCTTATTTGGACTTGACAGAAGAACAGAAAGACAGATGTAAGATTGCACTCTTGGAAAAGATTGTATTCGGTGTCTATCAGACAGCATCGACCACAAATCAACATGGCGCATATACTCTTACAGTAGGTGCTCAGACCATTACATCGGCTGCATTGCTGAGTATCAAATCAGAACTCAAAAGACTTTACAAGAAGTATGGAGAGGATGATAAACTTGATGCTCTCAATGAAACCGATGGAGAGGTTAAATGGATTGAAGAAACAGATTGGTAAGCTATGTACACTGACAGAAATGCTTTGGATGAATATGCCTATCATGGTGTGTTCTACCGCTCGGAACAAAAGCCGAAAGAAGATGGTGACCTTATCGGAGACGATGGGGATATGTTAGGCGATACTGATACTAGTGCAGATGAGTCAGAAACAGAAAATGTAGAAACTATCATTTTTGAAACTGATTGCGATATTCAGGAAACCAATAAGCTGTTTAATTCGGGCGTAGTTACGTTAGGATATACAATCTATTTTCCGATGCCAACGAAAGATGGAGAAGACGGAAAAGATGAAGAATATATTCCTGAAGGTTTGAATGCTGGCATTCGTTTCCGTGGAAAAATGTACGGAATGGACGTTGACGGAATGGTTATTGGCGTTTATCCGACACAGATGCACGGATGTGTAGCTTACATCAAGGGTACTGATATTTAGTTTTTTTTTCATAAGGTAAAATGTATTTAGGATAACAAGGTATGGCACAGAGGATTAATCGCAGATTGTCTCGAATTGAGAATTTCTTTTCGATGCTTCTTACTAAGGGGAAAATCTCAGACAATATATTTGTTGGAGAATTGCCACCTACAACTAGTAAGAACTGGGATGATTTTGTCAATGTGGACGTAGGTCAGCAAAGAGATTATGGCGGTTATTCTTCTGGCTATGCTAACATTTATCTCTATGCAAGACCAAAGGGAACTCCACTTAGAAAGAATGTAAAGTTACTTGACAAAATGGAGGGTATTCTCGACGATGTGATTAAACACTCTAATAATAAGGACTATACAATTCAAGTTCTTTACCGTGATAGCGGATATGATTCAAATCGTCAGTTCCATTTTCAGATAATTTCTGTTTCAGTTATCGCAAGATAAATATATAAAATCTATTAAACGTAACATTTAAAACTCATTATATTATGGCGAAAAAGGTTATAAATACTGGTGCTGGAGCTGTCAAGTTCATCAAGCCAGATTATATTGTTGCCACATTGTTTGATGGCACAGAGACCGATGAATCTGCTCCAAAGGGTGATTCTTACATTCTTGAGGATGTTATTGAGAACACTACATCTATTTCACAAGATGATAACGATACCACCGATGTTGAGTGTGAGACTTCTGATTCTCCTATCATTTCCATTGTTAAGCTTGGTAAGCGGCAGTTTGCAGCAGAGATTGGTGATACGCAAAAGGAACTTTTGACTGCATTGTGCGACTTTACAGACGATGCAACAGGAAAGAAGACTCTTGCACCTTCGATTTACAAAGAAAAGTATGCAAAGATTGATGTTGTACAGGTTCAACCTAATGGAACTACAATGGAGGCTTACGTTCTCCCAAAAGTTCAGCTCAATTCTAAGTTGACTATTGAATCTCTCAATTCAAACTTGGCTCGTATTGCATTGGCTGGTACTGCCAAGGATATTGCGCTTACCGTTGGTGCTAAGACTGTTCGCACACCATTCTATGTTGACCACAACTATTCATTGCCAACGGCAACTGAGTAATTTCGGTTCTTCAACAATTCTCGACTATATACAAGGGGCGGCGGCTTTAATGCTGTCCGCTCCTTTTTAAGTTTTATCATTTATGGCTGAAACATTATACAAAAAAGCATTAAAGCTTATTACGAAGGAATTAGACAAGGATGCAAAGAATGTGTTAAGAGAATGTATTCAGGAAATTACGTACACACATCGAACATACAACCTCTATGATTCTTACGGATATGGCATTTATGTCGAAGGCAAGCTTGAAAAGATAGGTTACTTATCATCCTCACCAAAAGCATCCAAAGGCAAGAATTGGTATGGAGAAGAAATTAAAGGTCGTGAGGCGATAAACGAATATCTCAAAAACGATTATTCCCCTAGTGGAGTAATTGAATTGGCAGTTGTTGCTACCATGCCATACGCTAAGATATTGGAAGATGGCGGTGGTAATCTGAAACAATCTTACAGAGTTATTTCAATGTCGTTTCAAAAGCTACAAAACCTATCCAAGAAGTATAATGGAACAGTAAGTATGATTAGAAAGTAATTCATATATATGGGAAAAGTATATAGAGCACAAAAAGACCCGAATAAGGCTAAGAAACAAGCAGTAGAAGACGAGAACAATGTATTACCTAGTTCTCCTTTGTCTGATGCGGCAATGGAACGTCTGGCGCAAATTATGAATGATTCTCCTACAATTGTAAAACTACAAGGTACAGAGTGGGAGATAAGAGCATTGAAGCCTGGCACTCAATGGATGATTGCAGAGGAGGCTTGCAAGATTGTCAAGGGCGAAAACTTATCAATGGGTGACGTTATCAAGGAGTTTGCTATCAACATTCCATCGGTGGCAAGAGTAATCACACTATCCTTGCTAAATGACAAGAAACGCATTGATTCTGAGGAATACCAACAAGTTTACGACCAGTTGCTTTGGGGAGACTATGACATCAAGGATTGGGCAACATTACTCGTTGAGATTCTCAATTTGCTAGATGTGGATTTTTTCTTCGCGAGTACCAATGTGATTCAGACCGTCCGCAATCAAGCTCTGATGAGGAAGAAACAAGCAACCGAATTATCCCATCACGAACAGAATACGGACAAATGATAGATTTCTTACGTGCCAACACATGGTGCTCGCAAGAAGAATATAAGTGGAGAATGACCATTCCGCAGATTCGCCTTGCGTCTATGGATTTTACTCATTTAGAGAAGATTTCGTCAGACAAAGACAAAAATCAGGAGAACGACAAATTAAAGAATGCAAAGGTTATCAATGGTGCAGAGGATTTACGAAATCTCAATGACCTTGGAATACCTATTTTATAAACTCTTAAACTTTTGAATTATGGCAGATTCAGCATTAGGCAGTGCTCTTATTATACCAGAGTCTGCATTGAAGAAAATCAAAGAGGCTGATGATAAGTTGCAGAAGTTACAAGATACGGCTAAAAATACCACGTCTAGTGTAACACAATCTTTCAAGGATATGTCTGTTGGTACTAAGCCGTTCCTTAATTCTTTAGACCAAGTTATAGCAAAACTCGCAACAATCAACGCATCTGCTTCAAATGCAAGCAGTGGTATCTCAAACGTAGGTGCGAGTGCAAGTAACATGAACAATAACATTACGTCAGCAGCACAGAACATTCAAAATATGGTAGCACAGCTATCTAAGATGAATGGTTCTGGCACTAGTGGTATTATGCAAGCGGCACTTGCATTTCAGAGATTACAGGAATCTGCAAAGGGTGCTAGCGGTATGAATATTGCTGAGTTAAAGCAAGAAATTGGTTCTATTGAAAGTATGTTGCGAGATACAACACAAAATCTCACCAAGGCAGACCAAGATGCACTTATTAAGCGAAAGAAGGCATTACAGGATGAGTTGAGATACCAGCAGCAGATGTATAATGAACGTGCTGTTGCTTTTCAGAAGGCTCTCGATAAGATGGTGAGTGCGGAGCAATCATACAACAACAAACAGAGAAAAGCATACGCTGATAGGGCAAAAGACTATCAGACAAGAAACAATAAGACAAATACCACCTATCAAGGTGCGCTCGATTTCTCTGCTACTGCAAATACGCTCAACCGCCAAGTACGCGCTATAGAATATCTGAAAGAGGCTCGTATGAAGTTGTCTCAAACCGATGCTGATTATAAGCGAAAATTGGATATTCTCAATGCTGCAATTGAGCAACATAACAAAAACTTGAAAGAGGCTGGTGTTAATTCTCGCGCGTTGACCGAACAAACATCATATATGGCTGGATATATGTCACGTTGGGCACAGCGTATGGCATTTGCATTCTCAGTGGGTCCTGTCAAGAATTTTGTCGAGCAGATTGCATCAGTCAGAGGTCAGTTTGAACTTTCAGAGCGTTCACTCGAAGCTATCTTGCAGAACAAGCCAAAGGCAGACGAGATTTTCAACAAAACAGTAGAACTTGCCGTTAAATCACCTTTCCGTATCAAGGACTTGGTGGATTACACACGACAACTTTCCGCTTACCGAATTGAGTCTGATAAACTTTATGATACAACCAAGCGACTTGCCGATGTTTCAGCAGGTCTTGGCGTTGATATGGGAAGACTTATCCTTGCATACGGACAAGTCAAGGCTGCTGCATACCTTCGCGGTTCTGAGGTTCGTCAGTTTACCGAAGCTGGTATCAATATGTATGGTGAGTTGCAACAATACTTCAAGGAAGTTAAGGGAGAAGCGTACACGACTGCACAGATTGTTGATATGATTTCCAAGCGTAAGGTTACATTTGAGGATGTTGAGGCAATATTCCAACGCATGACCGATAAGGGTGGAACATTCTACAATATGCAAGAGATTCAGGCTGAAACTCTCCAAGGTAAGATTTCCAACTTGAAGGATGCTTTCGATGTGATGCTCAATGATATTGGCAAGGCTAACGAGGGTACAATGAAGGGAATGGTAAGCTGGGGTACTTCTCTGCTTGATAATTGGAAGACTCTTGCAGAGATAGGAAAATCTCTTATACCTATTCTTATTGCTATAAAGGCTAACTCTATGTTTGCAAAGACTAGTCTCGGACAAGCTTTTTCGCAAGCATCTGGCACAGGTATCGTGAGATACAAGGCTCTTTTCGTAAATTCCTTAAATGGAATGAAAAAAGCTCTTAAAGATTTTGGCGGTCTCGTTAAAAGTTCATTATCAGGTATAGGTGTAGGTCTCGCTATTTACGCTGTAGCAGAAGTAATAACTACCGTTTATGATAAGATTTCCAAGTACAACGAAAATGTACGTAAAGCCGAAGAAGAAACCATAAAGGCAAAGGGCGCAATAGGTGCTTTGGCTGGAACGTACAACGACCTAGCAAATGCAGCCACAAATGCAAATAGCAAATTAGAAGGAAAGGATTTAGAAAAGAATGTCGAAGATAGACGTACAACGTTACAAAAGCTTATTGATGCCGCATCAAAAGACGGACTGACTTTTAAAATCAATGTAGATAGTCTCGATGTAAACCAACTTAACGCTACTTTCAGTAAGGTTGAAAAAGAGTATAAAGATTTCATTGATAGCATTGAGGTTATCAGAAGAAATTACGCCAAGAATGATGCTTGGAACACTTGGTTTACTGATGGACTTGATGATGATGCAGACGATTACAAAGATGCTGTGATTGATGCTCTCGCAAAGTCTTCACAAATGGAGAGAGTTGTAGCAAACATTAACGCGAACTACAAACAAGCCACTTCGACTACAAAGAAATACTTTGATGAGATACGTGCAGGTCAAAAGGATAACGAATCCAACATTGACTATATGACACGTATGTATGAGTTGATAAAGAAAATCAACATAGCACAAGGCGGCAGTGACTATAAAATGCCATCCTTTATTGGTACTTCGCAAGCAGATTTCAATGACCTTATCCGTGCAATGAACAGCGTGCAAAATAAGGCGCAAGAATTGAACAGCGAATTTGATGCAGTATTTGGAGACCTTAGAAAAAAATATAGCAATAACCCTATAAAGATACAGGGCGTAATTGACAGAATTGCAGCCGAGCGCGATTGGAGTCAATACGAGAGAGACCTTGCATATAGACACTTTGGCATCAATGTGTATATTGATAGAGCCAATATGGAGAAGCAAGTATCTTGGGTTGATGATTATATCAATGATTTCTTTGCAAAGAAAAAGTATGGCATTAGCCTCGTTGTCAAGGAAATTGATGACGATAAGGCTTTTGAAGGTTTTCTTGGGAAAGGAGACCAAGCAGCAAAGGCTGCAAAATCTTGGAAAGAAGTTGAAAAGAGACTCGCTGCTGTTGGCAAAAACTCGCCTACAATAACAGTTGATGATACTATCAGAAAGATATTCAAGGCTGGTGAAATTGGAGCAAACCAAATGGTAATTTCTGTAGCCAAGGTGAGAGCCAAGGTTAGGGAATTGAAGCAAGCCGCGACTCAGCAAGCGTTAGCTTTGGGTGTTAACCCTTTTGAGGGTGATGCTAAAAAAAATAGAATCAAGCAAGATAAGGCACAAAGAGACATCTTGCAAGAGCGTATTTCCCTGTTAAAGGATATGAACTCTAAATACAACGAGTTGATTAAGACGGAATCAAAAGAGACCGCATTATCTGCTACTCGTAAGTATTTTAAAGAGGCTGCGCAAAATGTAGGATGGAAAGCTTCTGATATTCTGCCAGACGATGCATCTGTGGCAAAACGCATTCGTGAGATTGGCTCTCAGTACAAGGAATTGACAAAGCGAGGTAACGCATTCCGCATTTCGGCAGACATTGATTTGAAAGTTTCTGAGAAGGAATACAACAAATTAAAGGATGATATATCTAGAAATGTCAATGATGCATTCTCTCAGATGGACTTGTACAAAAAACTGAAAGATGAGGGTATGTCTGATGAGCTTATTAAGTCTATGTTTGGAGACCTTACGAAGTCGTTTGATGAAGTACAGGAAGACATAAATAACGAGTTTAATAAGTATATCATCAAAGATTACGAAACTCATTATGGTAAAGATTTCACAAAATGGGGCGATAAGGTTATTCAGCAATACAACTCTGATTTGGAGAATACCGCAGATGTCATAAAGAAAAAGTTTGCTGGTAGTGATGTTGAAAAAGAATATCTCAACCAGACACAAAAGCTCAATCAAAAAATCGAGCAAGACACGACAGATACTGCTCAAAAACTCTTCAATGAGTATAAGCAACGCCTGTCAGACCAGTTGCAGCTTGATAGAAAATATATCGCGGATAGAACAGCAATAATGAAGAATTTCTCTGACCCTGAAACTCAGAAGAAATTACTTGATAATATTGACTTGGACTACAAAAAGAAGACTGGCGAAAATACTTGGAAAGATTTCAAAAATAGCGACATGTATGTTCGTCTGTTTGATAATCTAGACCAAGTTTCTTCTAAGGCACTTGATGCGATGGCAGAAAGACTGCAACAGTTGCGTACAGAGCTTAGAGACCTAGACCCAACAGAGTTGAAGACTATTGCAGAACAGATTAATAAGGTCAATGAAGTTCGCAATTCACGCAATCCTTTCAAGGCTTTCACTAGCGGACTTAAAGAAATGATTAAGGCAAACAAAGACTTAAAGGAGTCTGGCGGCGTGGATAAATACGTAGAGCTTAACGGACTTAGAGCAGATTTGACGAGCAAATTGCAGAACCAAAATGCTTATGTTGAGTCCTTGGAACAGGAATATAACGAACTGACAAAGAATAAGGATGCGAACGAAAGCGTTGTTACAACCTTAAAGTTGAAGTTAGCAACCAACAAAAGCATTCGTGATTCTTTGAAATCTCAGTTAAACATCACCGATGAGCAGATTACAAAGCTCGGAACGATTATGACTGAGGAAGAGCAGGCAAAAGCTAAGTTCTCAAAATCCGTGACGGATATTACGAGTGTTGTATCTACGATGGCAACAGCATTCAATGGATTGTTTGAGGCTTTGGGCGGTTCAGATGAACAACTCGAAAACACTCTTAGTGTCGTTGACAATATCGGTCAAGCAATCGGTTCGTATTATAGCGGAAACTATGCAGGTGTCGTATCGGGCGCAATGGGCGCGCTTACTGGCGTAGCTAAACTCTTTAGCAACGAAGGAAAGATTGATAAGGAAATTGCACGCCAAGAACGCGCTGTAAATTCCTTGCAACACGCTTACGAAAAGCTTAAAAAGAGTATGGACGATGCCTTTGATACGCAAAAGCTCTACGAATACAACCAAAAATCGGTCGATGCACTTAAAAAACAGCAGAAGGCGTACCAAGCAATGATTAATGCAGAGCGCGGTCGCAAGAAGCCCGATGAAGGTAAGATTCAAGAATGGGAACAGCAAATTGATGATTTGAACACTACAATCAAAGAATTAGGTGAGTCTATGACGGAAGCACTTGGCGGTTTCGGTTCTCAGTCTAACTATAAATCTGCTGCTGAAGCTTTCTCGGAAGCGTGGGTAGATGCTTTCAATGAAGGTAGTGATGCACTCGAAGCACTCAACAATAAGTTTGACGAGTATTTCAATACAATGCTCACCAAGCAGTTAATGAATAGAGCTACTTCAAAATACATTCAGCCTATCCTTGAAGCATTCGACAAAGCGGTATCTGAGGGCAGCGAAGGTGGAAACAATGGTCTTGACGTTACCAAGAAAGAACTTGAAGGTATCAAGGAGCTGAAAGACAAGAATCTTGCATTATTCAATGAGTATGCAAAGAACTTGATGGATGTTCTCAACGTCAAACCTGCTGGCAGTTCAAATATCTCTGCTTTGCAGCAAGGTATTCAGTCTGTTACAGAATCAACAGCACAAGCGTTGGAGTCGATACTCAACAGCCTACGATATTATGTAGCCACTCAACAAGCAGATGTCCGTATCATTCGCGACACTCTGTTAGAGAAGCTCGGCAATAGTATCAACGCGATAACACAAGACACTTCAAGCAGTCCTGTACTCATTGAGTTGAGATTGCAGACAACAATACTTACTGATATTCGCGACACCTTGGCTAGCTGTGTAAAGGGCGGTCACAAGCAAGGAAGAAATGGTATCAAGGTATTTATGAATTAGTTTTCTGTGTTCTATATATAAAATTAGGGCAAGCTCGGTTTCACAACTGAACTTGCCCTTTTTAATCAACATAAATCTAACTAAACCTTAACTAATATAAAAGTAAAATTACACTTTATGTCTGTGTTGTACCGCCGTACACTCTGTAAACAAGAAAATAATATAAATATTTTTACCAAACTTTGCTATTTAAATGAGCTGTAAGACGTTATTTTTGTTCGTCCTTACAACTATTCCACTCTGATGTGTAAACGTGCCCTAACGTCATATTTACATCATCGTAGCCAATGATTTTAACATCATTATCCTCTCCGTACTCTATAAGGTCACATTTTCCTTTGCATTCGATGCGAAATTCACTCTTGCCGCACACATAAATGCGAGTAACCATATTTTCAGGAACTTCAATTTCCAAATCCTTGCAGTACGCGACAAGAATAATCGTAGAGCGCGCCTTGATAACTCCATGAGCACCTATATACATTTCGCTAGTATATCCGTGCTCATTACATTGGTAGAATCCATTAGCAAACTCACCAAACTCTTTCAAAAGGTACTCTTTTGACAATCCCCATCCGAAAGCAATAGAATCAGCCATAAACTCAATTCCGTTTGAATCAAGAGCCATATTTACCAATTCTCGCTTACTCGCGGCAGAATCCCATTTCCCTTTATATTCTCCGCACAATCCCAATCTTAGGGCATTTCGCTTCAACGTCAATAATTCATTGCTATTCCCCATACCATTCTCTCAATCTATCGTTAATTAAAGTGTTCACATACGCATAGGTTTTATCGTACCCGACAAGCTCGTGGCACTTGCGGACACATCGCATAGCAGATTTCTCGTTGATGTCCGCGCGCTGTGCAATAACGGCATAGGAAAAACCATACCGATTGTGTAGAACGTCAAGAACAAAGTTTCTTGCTACCGCTCTCGCAAAAGGAATGTTAGTATTGCCGACATATAAATCATCTGCATTCACTCCTTCCTTTTCCTCAGTACTCATAGCCGTGTTCACTTGTTCGCAAACCATCCGCTCTACCTTATCCATTGTATCATTACCTAAGTATATCATAGCCGTTATATCTTATTTTTATCTTTATAAACGTAACCTACCGTATCACAAGGGTATTTATCATCTGGTGATAAAACACCTGCATCTTCCATTTTCTGTCTAAAATCCACAGAAACCATGGGAACTAACTTGTGTAATCTAGAACCATCGGCGGCAGCCCAAATCGGCTTTAGATACTGAACAGGATTCTTAACCTTTACACCATCCCATTTGATTCCGTTCTGAATGAATGGTATAAAGATACCGTCTCGTTTCACTCCGTTAGCATCACACATCCTTACAATCCTGTAATCTCGGAATAGTCCGTATTTCAGTTCTATATACCATTCATTATACATAAGCTATTCCTTTCCTTGATTAAGAGCCTCGGCTGCTTGCTCTGCCAATATTGCCTGCTGACCGTGCTCAAAGTTCTTCTTCAAGTCTTCCTCTGTCTCTTCGGAAACTGGAGTGTTCATTACAGTTTCCAACTTTTTCTGCATACGACCGATGTAATCAAGTTTTTCTTTTGCAAATTTTGCAGCATCATCTGCATCAGTGAACGCTGTAATCGGATGAGTAATGTTGGCTTCTGTGATGATAACCATACTATCAAGCATATCCTGATAAGTAACATCTGTCTCAGGGAAAATATCATTTTCTTTTCCCTTTACTTCGTTCTTCATCGCGACAAGATTCTCAAGCCACGCGAATGTTGTAGTGGTAAGCGCGTGTCCTTCCATATCAACACCGCCCCAACGCTTAAAACGTGCTTCAAATCCAATATGTGTGTGGAAAATAGCACAATCCTTCAAAATTACGATGAAGAAATGACCGAAGTCGGTAACGCTTTCAACATCTTTTCTGTTGATTCCGACAACAACTTTAAGCAAACCTGCATTGTTGTCAACAGTCTTCTTTTTTGCAATTCTAGCCATAACTATATATTTATTTTTGTTCTACAATCGTTTTGTACTCGAAACTAATGCAAGATGGATTCTCCTCAGAAGTAAACCTAATCTCATTAGGGTCATTGCAAACCCCATCCTTGAAGAAGAAACAATCCTTGCAAGTATATACCAGCGGAATAATATCTCCGCAAGCATCATCGTCAGGATTTGCGTCTGTATATAAGTCTTTGCCCAAGCAATATGGGAACTCAGAATCTTCATCATTCAACAATACGCAATCCTTACAAGTGTATTTAGTCTGTGCCATGCTCCAATAATTTTATTTCGTCTTGGATATAAAATACCGCCTTACGCAAGTCCTCAATGCGCTTCTCGGTCTTTGTTTTGTTGCAATCCACCTTATCCTTGCGCAAGAGATACTTGATAGCGTTCCCTGTATTGAAGTCAAGATGTCTGCAAATATCCAAAGGCTCAACACCGCACAAATCCTTCAACCAAGCGTAATGGGATGGGTGAGATACTTGCTCCGTCTTTTTGTTTGCAGATTCTCCTTCACCTTTCGTTACTATATCGAACTTTGTACCAAACATCATAATATCTTCCTCGCGAAAACGAGCGACATATTTGTAATCTGTGCTAACAGATGTACATATATAAACATCAGCATCATTTCTCTCGGCATTGAACAGAATAGGGGTGCTGCCACTCTGAATACCTATCGGGTCAAAATTGCATTTTAAGCAATCATTTTTTGTGATATAAAATCGCAGCCCTACCTTAATATCTTCTTTCTTAATCATAAGCTATTTCTTGTTACTATTATAATAAAACGCTCTAAGAGCCATAACCTCTGATGGATTGTGATAAAGGATAATACAGAAATCACCATGTTCTTTTGTGTGAACCTTTCGTAAACCACATTCCTTGATAAATCCATCCTCACCAATATAAGGATTAAGAATTTCGCGAACCGCACTATTATTGCTTGGTTGAACAACAATAACGCCACCAGTTTTTCGAAGTTCTTCTAGTTTCTTCCACTGAACTTCGATATTTTCATCTCCACAGAATAAACCATAGCCATAAGGCTCTGTGATTTCTCTATCAATTCCCATTCCCAAAGGAAGGTCAATTACAATAATCGGTTTCATAAGCTATTTCTCCTTATCTTTTAGTTCAACGAAATCTCCAATACCCAAACGAGCCTTGTTGATGCAAGACGCAATCCAACCCATCAAGTAGGCAGAAGGCTCGCCGCCGTGTTCTAAGTCAGTATATTCCTCGATGGCATCGCAGACGTGAGAAGCTTCATGGCAGCAATAGTTCATCGACATAACCTTCTGACACGGAAACGACACAAGAACGCCTCGCCTTCTGTCGCTCTTTCTGACAGCATCGGAATACGTAACGCCGCCGTAATCAATATCGGGAGCCTTGCATTTGTCAAAACAGGAATCTATCAGCTCTTTCAGGTCTTTACCGATGTGTACCAAAAGCTTCAAAGGGTAGATTCCGTTTCCATATTCGTAATATCCTTTCTTCTTCATACCTCATCGTTTTTATGTTTCTCCCACACTGCTTTTGAAAAGACATACCAATTATCACAAATGTCTAGAGCAAGAACGTCTCCTTGATTAGTACATAAATCGTTTTTAATACCTTCAACATGAACAAACATCACTACTAAAGCATCATAAGGATTACTACGACCTTCTATAAACGGATTTTTAAAGAACTTGGTCTTGTATACACTAGTAACAATAGGCACTTGAAGAACATCTGAAATATTCTCTGTGCTAATCTCTATCGACTTCTTAAACTTCTTCATATTCTCAACTATTTATTATGTAATCTACCAATATGCCACTTTGAGCAAACCTTACATAAGTAAGGATGCCAACCAAGTGCCTTCAACCTCGGAATCTGATTCAGAAACTCCCAAGCATCATCCTCAGTCTCGTATGCAACCTTCGCCTTCCAAGAGTGAACCTTCTTAGTCCAATGTTCGGGGTCTGGTTTGAACGGCGGTACTTTATTAGGATTGTGATGGTTATTCCTCATAGCTCAATGATATTAATGCAACTATCATCAATCGCGATATAGCAATCAAGCGTCTCGCGTCTGTAACCACCGAAATCAATAAAAATTTCAGAATCATCACTTGCGCAAATGAACTCTTTGTTGGCAAGCAATTCATCCTTCGTGATGGTTTTCTTAACCTCACTAAAATAAATTCTGCCAACCATAGGTGCATTGATAATGCCGCCGACCTTTACCACATCATCATCCGATGTTATATATATGATAGGTAAATCACCTTTTGCATTCTCAAAGAACACGTTATTCAAAAGCTCTGATTTAGTCATAATCTGTTATTTTTTAGTTGATGATGGTTTGCGACCGCGTTTCTTTGTCGTGTCGCGCTTGCTAGCAGTGTAATCCAATGACGATTTCTTAGGTCTGCCTGGCTTTCGCTTTACAGGAACGGCTTCTTTATTCGGTAACTGCAACGTCTCACATTCCTCATCTTCGCCAAATTCGTTCTCGAACTCTCTTCCGTCACGCTTCTCTGAATCGGCATCATAGGCGCGCTTCCACTTGCGCTTGGCAACTTTTAACTGTTCTTTCTTGAACGCCTCTGATTCCTCATGAAGCTTATCATAGTCTATCTCAGGTGCATCAAACTCACCTTCAATACTGCATTCGGGAATTTTCTCAACGTCCTTTGATTCCATTTCCTGATGAATGCGGTCTTCCTCTGAAATGTATGGCTCATCGTCAACTTTCTGCTTATGACTGGCATTATACTCGTCAATGAACTCTTTAATTTCTTTCTTGGAGCATCCATCTTTCCTCATTTCTGCCAACTCAAACTCGAACTTCTGACGTTCAATGTCCTCAAATCTCGTTCCGTCCAAATCGCTTCCCTCATTGAGTACGTTGATTTTCTTGTTTTCCTCATCAGCTCTCATCTGTTTGTCAATGGCAATCTCCAATAACGCGTGATTAACGTCAGATTCTGTCATTTCATCGACCTCATAAGCCCTAGGGTCTTCACCAAGCTCGTTTTTCAGAAAGTTCTTCTTTGCTTCAATGCATCCGCTCGGCAAAAACTGAGCCTCATCAAGATACATATAAGGATGAATGCTCTTGATAGACATGATAGGACTCGGTGTGCCGAAGTCTTGCAAAAGCTTCATGTATTTGTCCGCATTCTGCTGATAAATGCAGTAGCATTCCTCCAAATTGCGCTTCTGAACAAGCACAACAGCCATTATCCAGAATGGGTCTTTACCATCCGTGTAGCGTTTCGGCAATCCCTTCGTCTGCAACGATGCCGCTTCTAACGCCCTGTCAAGTGATTCTTCCTTTATTCGCATATATTCTCAACTTTTAAATGATTACAACCCCTCGGAAGAACCATCGCTAATGGTATCGTCTTTCCTCAACTCCCATTCATCGGCAGTCATAATCTCCCAATGACCGCAAACGTCTTGCGCCAATACAGAACCGCGCTTCACCTGCTTGTGAGCACCTGCCATATTGACGGCAGTAACGCTGTAAAGCATATCGGTAACGTCCAAACCATCATCGACCGCATCGGTTGCTTTCTTGATGTCTGTAACGATAGGGCAGTCGAACAATGCCTTGATGTTTTCGCCCTTGACCTCAATTGATGTCTTGTATTTGTTCATAATTCGCATATATTTTAAAGCATCCACCGACCGTAGAAGGAACTCGAACCTTCTGTTTGCCTAGACTTGTATCTAAAAGACACGTCCTACCGCCTTGCGGATGCTGTCGTTTCTATTTTCCGCCATTCTTCAACCAATCTTCAATCGTGGTACTGTCACCATCAAACGACTGACCGAAGACGTTTACCAACTTTACCGAACAAAGCAGATACGGAATGTTCTTGATGTTATCCGTTGATGGCTCTGTAGCATCCTGCACCAAAAACAACGCTTTCTTCTGTCTGTAATCGTCATACCACAGGATAAGCGAACCCTCCAAGTAAGCATACAGACTATCCCATGCTTTCTCGGCAGCTTTTATCTGCTCAGTAACGGAAAGCTCAGTAGTTCCGTCAACATCATACCCGAACACGCAGACTGACAACGTAGCGTTGGTGCTCTCATGTCTAGCATTCGGGTCAACGAACACTCTCAATGCGTCATTCTCAGGATAGCTCTCGGTATATACGCCCTTCTGCTTACCCTTGGAGTTCAATCCTTCCAATGACTTGTAGCGGACAGAACCGCCGCCAAAATCATCCTCCAGACTCTTACGCAATCCGTCTGCCTTCCAAGCTCCCTGCTCGGACTTCAAGTAACGCTGTATGTAGAATTTCTTTTCTGCCATATTCCAAAGTCGGTAATTCGTAAATCAAACATTTATGCTGCAAATATACGCCAAAAAATCAAGCCAAAAACGAACTTTACATAGTTTAACAAATTGCAAATTTGTACCATTTTCCCCATATCCCCAATTAAATATATGTTATCCGCATAAATCAGATTTTTCATATTGAAAATTTAACATTTGAACTCTTTCCCATATAATAATAACACGTAAATAAGTAATTGTACCCTCGCGCGCAGCCGTAATGGGGGATGTCAACCCCCTGTATATAGTAAACTATATACTCATCCCCCAAGAAGAAGGCTTCGCATCAACCCCATATCAATATCACACGAAACTGCAATCCATATATAGCAAAAACGAACTTTAAAGTAGAAAGCAGTCTCACTTTTCCGCAAAAATAAAAATAGCTCAAAATTCGCGTTCTAAGACGTTCAAAATAATCTGGTGATAAACTACACCACGAAGCTGCATAAAACGCTACCTGACGCACAGAAATAAGCAAAAGTAGATACTATGAAACTTTATGCAAAAAGAAAAGTAGATATGATATTCTCAAAAATGCTCAAAATTCGGTAGAAAAGCTGAATTATTAAAATCACAGTATTTTACAAAAAAATAAAAAATAAAAAATAAAAAATTTTCGGACGAGAGCTGACCCACACTGCGAGTGCCAAAAACGGGGGTGTGGGGTGCAATTTGCCCTATATAGGTATAAATCACTGAAAATCAATATATTATTTGCGACAAAAACGGACGTTTTCGGGCAAAAACACCACAAAAAGCGGCTTTTTCGTTTCTGTTTTCGTTTTCTGTAATTTATCCAAAATAAGAGAAAAAGCGAGAAAACAAAAAGTAAAAAGATAGAACGTTTCTGTAAAGGTGCTGAGAAAACTCTAAATTTCCAAAAAGTTTTCTGTTTAGAATTAATCTAAATAAGAAACGACAACAAGAAAGCGAGTACAAACAGAGCGAAAAACCAAACATCAAACCTTATTTAGAATAATCTAAATAAAAGAAACGTATCAAATAATCGGCTGCAAACATCAAATAAAAGCGTTTTAGATGTTTTCCCTATATATAAGGTACGCGCACACACTATCATATAAGAAAACGGCTGCAAAGGTAATTTTATGAGGCTGCAAAGGTGCAAAGATAGGGCAAAACAGATAAAAGCACACAATAACCACTATTTAACCTATCATATTGTAAGGTGGAGATTGCAATTTGTGTAAAGATTTAAGAAAAACCAATTATTTTCAAGAAAAAAGCGAGAAAAAGCGTAATTTTTTGCCTAAAAGTTTTGCAGATACATAAAATTGTCGTACCTTTGCATCGCAATCAAGAAACAACGAGATTACTTCTAAGCAGAGAAATCCTGTTATATCTATATTGTGTGTTCTTTGGCTTATTTACATTTAGCGTAATAAAATCTATCTTATATATTTGTGCGCTGCTATCTTATCATATAACGTATTACGTGTAATACAATATATTAGATATTAGATAACAACAATACCAAAATATAAGGTATACGGATAAAGGCTAACAAAGCGTATCGAGTGATATGTTGATGATACTATATAGTGTATCGGTTATTAGATTTGTTGTTTTCCGTCAAGGTTAAAAAACGGAAAAGCGGCTGCATGCTAATTGCAGTAGTAACAATTCAAAATGGTTTGGCTATTATACGGAAGGTAGCTACATTATTACTTATTATTCTCAGCGTTGAAACATCTTAAAGTGAGTAAGGAAAAGTTAGAGTACAGAAATAAATTAGATGATAAATGAAAACCAAATACAATAATAAGTAACTGTTATATGTAGGCGAAAACCTCAGCCGTTGGCAATTAGGCGGGTTAATTGATAGCCACAAATTAGTAACTAAAAAATAAAGCAATATGATTACAACAAGCAAATTTTCAGATGTTGCAAAGTTTTTAAAAGGACTTGCAGCAGTTTATAGTGTTCAATATGGCTCTTCATTTATTGAGTCTGATATGAAGATAGATATTGATACCATAAAGAAAGAGTTTGCCAACTGCAACGGCAAAAAGTACGGATTCGCATTAACAATTGGCATTCGTAAATCTGGCACAAATAACTCATTAGGTAGTATGTTTCGCACATTTCTAGAAGATGGCGATTTTGTTGCATTGTTCACTCTTGAATTTGATACCCAATTAAAAGTGTGGAATATCAAGAAAGCAACAAAAACAGAAGAGTGTTATTACTAAAACGAAAAACCCACTACCTTAAAAAAGTAGTGGGCGAATCAAGTTAAAAGAAAAACTAATAACTTATGATTACTTCTAAGCGGTTGCAAAGTTATTAGTTTTTTCCGATATAAGCAAATTAATTAGTAACTTTTAAATATTTATCTTATGGTAGTTTTTGAAAAATTGTCTTTGAACGCACAAAGAATGGTATTGTACGTAAACAATACACGTGAATTTTATGATGTTAAGTGTGAAATAACAAAGGTTATTGAGGAATATCTGAAAGCTAACAAATTTGTTAGTGTTGTTAGATTAATGAATAATGATACTTTGAAAGATTTAGTTTTCAAGTCTGCAAAGTATCATTTTAAGCATGATGGAGAAATGCCAACTCAAAAAGAAAGAAAGCAGGCTTGTGCTTATCTCGCTTGTACTATTATTAATACTGCAAAGGATAATTTGAACTTAAACTAATTGGAGGGCTATATATGACAAATAAAGAAATTGAAAGCTATAGAAATAGTTATAAAGTGGTGAATGGTATTGGTTTTTGCCGTGTGAATAATGATATATTCGGAAATCCCCGATATGTAGTGCATTTTCTCGCTTTTACTACTGACGAAGAAATGAGAAACGACAATTTAAGCCAAAGCCAATTGTATGCAATTGCCAAAAAGCGTGCAAATGATTTGGGCTTTCATGTTTATCGTGCTAATTGGTACGGCGGCGGCTTTGTCGGACAATCTTATTCTTTGATTGATACGGCAAACAAAATTAATGAGATAGTAAACAAGTAATAACAATAACCTTTGCACTCGCTTATTTGTGGGTGCAAAGGTACAAATAATATAAGGTATGAACACAAATACAAAATGGATAAGTACGAATTATCGCCATATAATGTTCTTTAATGATGCATTCACTTTTGAAGTTGAGGCTAAAAAAGCAAATATTAGCTTAGGTAGCCTTCTTGAAAAGCATACTCAAATGGTACACAAAGGATTTATAAACTCTTTCTGTGTGCTTGAAAATTCTAGTAATATGGTAGTATTGAAAGTTACTGCAAAGGTTGATAGGCTAACATCTTTAGATACTACATCATTAACTCTGGAAATTTGTAACATTAAAGATTAATTGGATATGGATATAACAATACCTTTTGTTTTCGCCCTTATATCTTACGTATTAGGCATTATTGTAGGGCGCAATTGGAATAAGTACGTAAAAGAGTAAATAACCTATTAAACGCAAAGAAAATGAGAAATATAGGCACAATAAAAGAATTATTAGAAAATGTTGGTAACTTCAATGGGTGGAGGGGTAATGTTTGCCTTTATTTTACCAAAAAAGAAGTAAGAGCATTAAAATGTTATGGAATAACTGAAAATATGGATATTAAACAAGCATATTTGAAAGTATCATAAAACATATTGGATAAGTGCAAAGATAGCCGGTATCTCTAGACTGTTCGATTCAGTTTGCGCCACATTAAATAATTAGCAATATGAAAGATTTAAAGAAATTAGCATTAATACTCCGTGCTTTGGGTATTACTGCAAAGGTAGAAAGCGAGCCTATTTATTTTGGTAGCGAATTAATTATTAACAATACATTTTGCTTTTGCAAAAAAGGTGATGTGCGCTTTGATATTTGGCACGAAGAAACAAATGAGTTTGAATTGCATTTTACATTCAAAAATACTTTGGTTTATGATACCTTATATTTGGATAGTCTTATTCAGGTAGTTAGCGAGATAACTAGTACTATCGCTAAATTTGAGGGTTAAATAATAGAGTGTGTGCCCTTATCTTTTCCCTTTGGTACACTTTATCAAGTGGGAAAAGATAAGGCTATATAGTGTAAATAAACGGCTAAAAATAGAAAGATATGAATAAATATAATAACTACACAAATGAACTGAAACGTATTGGAGTACCTAATTATGACGGAAAACAATATGAAGAGTATTTTAAAGAGATTGCAACCTCTTATGTACTTTGCAACCTTACAGGAAGGCAAATGGCTTATGTGGCTGTAAAGATGGCAGCACAAAAAGAATTTGGTTTTAATGAATGTATGAAAGAGTTTGATATTGCTTAAAAGTTACTATAGCCGTGAGTAGTTAGAGACTACCTCCAAAAGCGAGATTTGGCACGGCACAAATAAAGATAGGAGAAAAGGAAATGAAAAAGTACCGTTTATATGTTAAGTCTGAAAAAGACTTGAAAGCGTTAAATGAGAAAATTGCTATTGATAGCTTATTTTCAGTTGGTGAGACTATCACAAATAACCCTCTTCATATTGGAGAAAATATTTTCAGTGACAAACGTATTTTTGATAGTGTGAAAGAATATGCTTTTACACACAATTTCGTATCACTAACTTTATATCAGACTATCGAAGAGAAATTTGCGGTATTAAAGTCTGGATATGAGCAAATATTTGGTAACTTTGCTTTTATCCCTGCTGGCGGTGGATATGAGAATAACACTTTGATAAGTTACACTTTGGAATTTGCAGGTTATTCTTTTGTACGCACAAATGTAGTTAAGTTGTCTTTGTTCTATTTACGAAATCTCTTAAATGAATATACCTATTATGGTGGTGCATGGAGAGATAAGAAAAGTATGAAGACGATATTATATAATGAACTTTAAACAACTTGGATATGATAGAAAATGCAAATGTAGAAAATATAAAGAGTTGGCTAGAGGCTGAATATAATAGCCTTCACTTTGAACATGTAAGCGAGCAAAAAGAAAGCGAGTTAAAAGATAGATTTATTCGCTTTTATTGCAAGTTTGATAAACGTCTGATACGTATCAAGCGTGAAAAGATAAGCGTATCACCGATTAAAAATGGCGGTGGGGGCTTCTTATTTTTGGGTTGGGGGG